AATTAATCATGTTTACATCAACTACTGGACTTTCCAAAATCCAGTCACCCTCAAACATGGTGTGACCTGTATTATTCTCGGATGATCGGATTACCAAAGAAGACAAATTGGACGAGATAGTATCAATGACATATTTCCAGTTTGGATTTGAATATATTTTACACATCATCAAGTCCAAATATTTGACATTCATCTCTGTGTCAAGAAATAAAACAAAATCTTGGAATTTGCTCCATGTATTCAAACTTGGGTCATCCATCATCGGATATTTTACAATGCTCGTTTCCTCGCCGACAAAATTATAGGTTTTGCTTCTGGAATCATTATCTTGGAACAGTGCAATATTACTAATTTGAACGCCATTCAACTCATTTAATCTAAGCAAACCGTCTTTGATATCTTGGTAAGTATTTTGTTTATCAAAAGTAAGCAATAATGTATTCGGCAAAAGGCACCCCCTCACATCCGACAAATGTTCGCGCAATTCTCTGTCATACAAAATGACATTGGTGATGACATTTTGCTTCATAAATTTGTCTATCTCTGGACCATCACTTGACAAATATGTCGCCAAATTTATATCTTTGTTGTATTGAATACTTTTGTTAATGTGACTTGTATTTGAAATAAACAAGTCGTCGTGGTATGTTTCGTTATTGCTTATATCTGTCATTAATTGAGAGTCTTTGAAAAGGCTTTGTGATACATCTATTATGTTACCTTCTTCATCAAAATCTACTATTTTATCGCTTAATTCAAACAAATTATCGGTGATGTCTGATGACGTGATAAATGTCAGATTGAAATTGACAAGCGTGGATACATAATAATCATTGTGTAGGAAATGGCAAAAAAGATTGTAATTTGTATTGTAAGTATCCGAAATGTTGAATATTTCAAAATTAATAATATTCACATCCATATTGTCATAAACGTTCATATTGAAATACTCAATAAATGCCTCATTAACCTGGACAACAAAGTGATTCTGTAGTTGGTCAACATTTTCAGTATTATTTGTCGTTAATTGAATGACAACTTCTGCTAATTCTTGGTCAATATTGGCGCTTATGTGGTTGCTAAACATTAATGATTGGTTACTTATATTCGGATTTAACCAAACCGCAACATTCACCTTATTTATTTTGTCTTTATTTTCTCCGCAGTACTTGTCGAGTATATGAATCATTCTAGATTTGAATTCTGCCATGGTATCAGTAATATGAATGAATTCCAAAATGGTGTTGCTATTCAAAGACTTTATGAAATCTCCCATCAGGTCATAGTCAGCGTCACTTGCATAACAATACAACGGAATAATGGAAACATTCAACGTACCGCTCTCAAAATCAATGCTGGGAACGTGACTATCGTATATTTGAAAATTTCGTGGTTTTAATATTTTGGTATTCAAAAACCCAATATTTGAATTGTTAATCTTGAAATACTTGTCCAGTAAGACTTTATTTTCATCGTTATAAAAGGTTGTCATCATTGTGTGTAGCCAATTGTTACTCTTGTAAATGGTCTCCTTGTCTTCTTCACCGACTTTCAAGTAGTTGATAGTGCGGTCTTCCACATCTTTTGTTACTTCTTGAATTTTGTCAAAAATAACTGCGTGCTCTTTCGGAAAACATAAATGGTCAATATCGATGAAATCAATATTTCGGATTTCAGTCGTCTTTGCGATGTCGGCGACCAATTTACCCATAAAGTTCCATGAATCAAGCGCATCTGGTTTGCTTTCTATACCAGAAATCGCGTGATTCTCGTTATTATATTTTGAAGAATGTGTTGGAGTTTTCATTTGCTCAACATTTACGAAACATAGGTGCTCAAAATTGACAGTGGATGTTTCCAAGTGACTGCGGATCAATGTTAGTAATTTATCAACCAACAAATTCTTATTCTCTACAATGAATCCTTGACTGTAGTTGTAATAAGTGATTAGAACATCGTCTCCTTTTAAACTGTTCAAAAGGGATTTCATGTCGTCAGACACATTGACGTCGGCGATTAATAACTTACTAATCATTTTATAAATAATCAATATTATATATTTTGTTTAATACATTTAACAAAAATATTGATTTCACAAAAATCCATATAACAAAAAATGGAAAAATAAAAAAAAATATTTTTGAAATTCTGTGAAAGTTGTTTATCTCTCTCCCCCCCCCTCATAAAAAATTTCCGAAATGTAGCCTAAATACTTGAAACTTTTTCAAGTTATGGTAACAATTCAATAAATAACAATATAAATTATGTTATCATATACTGTAAGGAAAATATATGTAAATGAAAAAGTTTCAAAAAGTTTCAAAAAGTTTCAAAAAGTTTCAAAAAGTTTCAAAAAGTTTCAAAAAGTTTCAAATTTCACACTTTTTTACCTTACTGAAACCAATGTGCCGAATAAAAAAGTTTCAAATCATTTGACTGTTTTAAGATAACAAACCCCAAACATTATAGTTTTTGTTAGCCATTTTTAGCCATTTTTTTGAAATCTAAAATAACGCGATAAAAGATACAAACTATTTATGGATTAATTATTTTCATTACCATAAAAGAGTCGTTTTAAAAACGCGTTGAAATTTAGCCATTTTTAGCCATTTTTGATTTTTTAAAAATATTACCATAAATGATGAGGATAATTATAATATGTAAAATATATTCTCATTAATATGCTCTAAAATATTTTTTGAACAAAAAGTTTCAAAAAGTTTCAAAAAGTTTCAAAAAGTTTCAAAAAGTTTCAAAAAGTAGTTAAATAATAAAAAATAGTTGTTATATATATGAGTTTATATTACTGTAATTGCTGTAATTATGATGCGAAAGTTAAGAGTAGTTACACGAAACACATTAATACGGTGAAACATAAAAAAAAGTTAGCCGAATTTAGCCAAAAATTAGCCGATATTAGCAATATGAAAATAGACGAAGAATCCAAAAAATGTTCGGAAATTTGTATGGATGTAAAATGTAATTTACCAACAACCAAAATGTTTGAATGTAAATATTGCGACAAAGTGTTCAAACACCATTCATCCTTGAGCAAGCATATAAAATATTCATGTAAACATAACAAAGATGAAGACCTGAAAGAACTCGCACGATTATTGAACGAAACTATAAAAGACAAAAATCAAGAATTGCGAAAAATGCAAAAACAAATTGACAAGTTGACCAATAAATTAAAAATTCAAAATATCAATCATAATATTACACAGTACAATCTTACCAATGTAAATAATGCTGTTAATAATGTATATTTGTTGAACTACGATAACACTGATTATAGCCACCTAACAGAACGCGATTATATAAGTTGCATCAACGACTGCAATCATTGTATCAAAACATTGATAGAAAAGGTACATTTTAATATTGAAAAGCCCGAGAATATGAATATTTATATATCATCAATAAAAGGTAAATATGTGATGGTATACAAGGACGATTCTTGGCAAATTCAAAATAAAAAGGATCAAGTAGATGACATGTATAATTATAACGAAGTTGTATTGGAAAATTGGTATGATGAATATAAACAAACATATCCACATATTATTCAATCATTCCAGAGGTATTTGAAAAATAAAGATGAAAGTGATATTATCAACTCGATGAAAGACGATATATTAGTCATGTTATATAATAAAAGGCGACAAATGGGTCAATTGTTGACTCATTCTTAAATGCGATAATAGCAGAACCGAATATTATTGGAAATGTTAGATTCTGTTGATTGTTTTGCCTCTTTTTTTTCAAACGTCTTGATAGTGATGTCATCTTTCGAACAATGTGCAATATAGTGGCAAAAAATGACTAATTCGCGTTCACTTTTTTTAATATTGAAAAAATTGTTTTGTTCAAAATTGAACCATTGTATCATTCTTGTTTGATGGATAAACAATAAACTTGTTGTGATATAGTAGCAAAATAAGTCACCCTCGTCTTTGTATTTTTCTTGCGTCAATTGTAATTGATTTTTTTCATGATTTTTTTCGGGATTTATTTCTTGTTCTTTGTGTAATATATCTTGGTATTTCAATCCAAAATGGCTCAATATTTTATGTGCCTGCGAAACTGAAAACATTTGCTCTTTATGAGTCATCTTTCTGAATTCTTTCTTGAATAAATCTAACTCTTTGACATTTTTGTCGAAATAAAGAAACACCGCTACGTTAAACAATCTTGCGCAGAACTCTACGATAGAATTTCCGATGAGAAATGGGTCATCAATGCGAAAACTGTTCGACAATATATTCCTGAAGTTTATTTTGTCATCCTCCAAATCTATCGTGAACGCAAAAAAAAGCTCTTGAATCAGAGATTTGAACCATTCTTCTTTACGATAAATGCAAACGTAAATATTATCGCTGAAAATAGAGTATCCGCTCTTCGCGTGCTGTTTTTTGATTGGTGTTCCCGGAACTAATGGTAATGTTTTTTCGAGTCCAGTGAGATACAAATCTATTTTTAGAGATACTTTGTCTTTGAAGCCCTTTTTATCGTATAGACAACAAACAATCGCCATTTTTATCATATAAATATGATTGGAAAGGTCTTCGTAGTTTTTCGTATAGATATTGATATTAAATATAGTATTCTTGTACTCAAAACATATTTTTTTAATATAATTGGTAAAAAAATTAATGTAGTTCGCGGTATCCGCGTCGATAGATGAATTTTTCCTGCACGGTTTGTATTCAGTATTGTAATCCTTGGTTTCCTCATAGTAATTTTCCAATAAATTAATGTTCTTCTGGGAAATACAAATTTTGTCAAATAATTGATGTGCTAACACGTTTAACTCGTCGTCGTTTGTTTTGGACGGCATGGTCAAGCAAAAATAATATATTATTATAATAGTGACTTTGTTTATATTTAGTTAATTATTTTTTATTATAATAATATTTGCTCCCGAATTGGAAATGTTTATTTTGATGATGATTTCAATTTGGGTGGGAGGTTCCTGTTGAAGGTTATTTTTTTATTGGTCGGATTATCATCACCTGACTCACTTCCTTTAGTCTCAAATTGTGGACTTTGAGGTTCTTTTGGCTCTTCTGGTTCTTCTGGCTCTTCTTCTGATTCTTCTTCGGGCTCTTTTTCTGGCTCTTCTTCGGGTTCTTCAGGTTCTTCTTTATTGCCTTGTATTTTTGCGGCAGCCGATTTCAAATATGCAAAACGCGTTGGATGTTCCGCCTCTTGTAAATTTTCATTAAGTTTTTCTTCAATGAGTTTGAGAATTTTGTCATTGGCTAAATCATCAAATGAATTGAATAGTTTGCCGTTGTATTGCAGTATCTTCAATTGCGTCTCTTCGTCTTCGTTAGTTGTTCTGTGAATAAACATTACATCTTTTGGATCAAACCTGTTATAAATATCAAGTTTATTCATTTTTTCATAGTTCGCATTTTCTTTATGTTTCAAAAAATGAAAGTCAAAATCTTCGTTTTCAATTATAATTATCTTCATTTCTGCCATTAACTCAAACATGATAAGATTATACACATCAAGAGCAACATCAGGCTTCATCAGATTCTCGTGAAGAATACTTTTTTCTAGATCAAATTGTGTTTTCCCATCTACCTTGTCTTTTTTTTTTTTAAAACTGTTTCTCAGATTCTGTTTGATGATTTTTTTCTCTGACTCTTCATTTGTCAAAGAATACAGAGAACTTATGTATCTGTCGTATATGTCTAAAACTGTTTGGGTCTTCTCAGGTTTATTTTTATTTTTTTCAACGCGGGCTTGTAGTCGTTTGAGAAGAATTTTCTGTTGTTGAACATCTTCTTCAAATTCTGCGTCTATTCCTTTCAAAAGAATAACCGTTTTATTTGGAACAGTATCTTCTTTTTTGTACATATATGGTTGTAATTTTTCAGTATCTTCATAATACTCGTCGAATAATATGAGTTGCTCTTTTTCAAAATCAAACTCACGATGATTCAATGTCGCCATTATATTTGTGGCGACTTTTATTTCATAAATACCCAACTTACGAATTACCTTTTTCCCATATAAAAGGTAACATATGAAGTACCCCAAATTTTCGTCTTCTTTTTTCAACTTGCCCATTGATATTGAATATGGTTTACCAAAAATCTCAATATGGTGAATATCACTTTCTGTCATTTCGTCTTCTTCGTCTAGCAACATATCGTCAAATATATATTCGACATAGTCGTCGAATCTTGAGAGTATTTTGTATTCTTGATCCATATAATATATCTAATTATAAAATATTAAATCAATATCAATCAATTTTAATTATAAACACGTTCAGATATATCTAACAGTTTGAAATATATTTTTTTGTTTTTTCCACGTCCTTGTGATTCCACGAGGCGTTTGTGGTTAGATATAAAATCATCCCATTTTTTATCCTTGAAAAATGCGTTCCTCCCATCTTTGAAGATGAGCGCAATATTTGCAACATATATTTCATTCAAGAGTAAATTATCAATATTGTCAATCTCGGACAAACAATAATTCTGGAATGTGATAGCCAACTCCAATATGTCGGCACTTTTCAAAATATCCTGATTTGAACACTGAATTAGAAAGCTTGTAAAATTTTTCACACTTTCAACTTGCTTCACGTAGTCGCAATATTTGTCATAGTCTTCATTTGGAGACACATAAAGAATATTTTTAATATCTTTCACATGACTTGATATTTGATGTTCAAACACACTGACAAATTCATCCGTTATTTCAATAAACTTCTTGAAGAGTTTGGCATACAAATGACAAAAAAATGAATTATTTATAATTACTCTGAAAAATGTGGCACATACCTTTTCTTTGTCTGAAATATTTTGTGAAATAAGGGAAAATATTTCATCACTCAGTTTATCGTAATTTTTCTCGGTAATTTTATTAAAATGTTTGAATAAGATTGCGATCACTTCTTCTTGTCTGCCAAGTGTAGTCGCTTTAATAGGCGGCTCTTTTGAGATTTCCTTTCTTATGTTGAGTTTTTTTTTTACTTGTTCAAAATGTTTTTGCGAATATTCTGGCAATTTACATTCGGTTTTGTCCATTTCCATAGATTTTTGTATAAAGAATTCATATTGTAATATTTGCGAAGCCATAGAATATACATCATTATTATATGGAAATTTTTATATCAAAATAAGTTAAAGTATTCAAAAATAAATGCGCGCTTAAATTAATAATGGACCAAAATTACATAGACTATTTACAAAAATATGAGTTCAAACATCCGATTGAATATAGCAAGCACAGAACATTAACAAACGTTGTTCAAGAAGATTTGGAGATCAATCCAGACGCGAGCAATAATATACTGAATCATATTTATAATCAAAGTGCGGAGAAGAAAAGTAAATGCAATTTATTGTTAGGTAAATGGTCGTCTCTGCATTCGTTAGATGAAAAATACTTGAAAGATTCTCAGAAAGTTCTGAAAAAATACAAATATCATGAAAATACTATGGATGATTTTATAGAAGAATATGTTGACTTTAAAAGACAACAGAATTTTTTATCAAAATATCAATATGTTCAGTTTCACCGTTTTCAATATTTGAACACAATTGTACCCTTTCTCCAAGCATTAGCACTATACAATTTCTGCAGCCCACTATTTTCATTACTAGCTCCAATTTTAGGTATGATTATTCCATATTTTGTCCTTTATATAAAAGGATTACGGTTGGGATTTTCGCAGTATTTAAACGTTGTCAAAAAAATAATAACAAATCAATATATCATTAAGGGTGTATTGAATTTCACCAAAAACTCTCTCCAGAGCAACTTGTATCTGGTAACTAGTATATTTTTCTATTTCATGTCAGTTTATAATAATATCATTTCTTGCTTTCAGTTTTACAAGAACACCGAATTTATGATTCGTTTTACCAAGAAATATCAGCACTTTTTGAATGAAGGCGAAGAGTTAATAGATACAATATATCAGAACACTGGGAAAAGGAAGACGTTTCGCCAATTTAATGATGTTATGATAAATCACAAGGCAAACATTGGGAAAATGAAGATTCAATTGAACAACATTTGCGAGTGTAAAGACAAAATGAGTAAATATGGTAAAATTGGATTTTTGTTAAAATGTAATTTTGATATATATCACGATTCTCAATACGACGAGACTGTTGGTTTTCTAATGTATCTAAATAACTATAATCACGACATGTACAATGCGTCTAGTTTATTGAAAGAGAAACGTTTGAATGTTTGTAAATTCAAAAAAGATACGAAACCAATCATAAAGGGGGGGTATTACATTCCTCACATTGCCGAGTCAAATATTTCAAATGATATTGGTTTGAGAAAGAATTTGATTATTACTGGACCTAATGCGTCTGGAAAAACAACCCTAATTAAATCTACCATTTTAAATCTATTTTTATCTCAAAGCTTGGGATGTGGTTGTTACTCTCGCTGTCAAATGTCGTTGTATGATTATTACCATTCTTATTTGAATATACCGGACACCTCAAACCGCGACAGTCTGTTTCAGGCAGAGGCAAGAAGGTGTAAGGAAATTATTTTATTTATTGAGAAAAATAAGAATAAAAAACATTTTTGTATTTTTGATGAAATTTATAGCGGGACAAATCCGAGCGATGCTGTTTTATGTGCTACAATATATTTGAAAGGGTTGAATAATTACAAGACAAATGTAGACTATGTTTTGACCACACACTATATCAATCTATGTGAAAACTTTGAAGAAAACGAAAATGTAACAAATAAAAAAATGATGGTGAACCAAAACAAAGATGGTAAACTGGAGTATTGTTATAAATTAGTAAATGGTATATCTAAAATCAACGGTGGATATCAGATTTTAGAACAATTAGAATATCCGGAAGATTTATTGAAATAATATTTCGTTCAAAAATACATATAAATATAAATCAAAATTATAAAATAAAAGAACAATGTTATCAAATCTACTTGATATAACTGGTTTCTTTGTAAGCGTTTTGATCAATTTACTATTAATTGCACTCATTTGTTATTATTTCAAACGTAAGATTGACAATCTTGAATACTCTCAATCAGAACAAGCTAAAACGTTATATACGTTGATATCGCAACAAAACAATATGATGGCTGTAAATAATGAAAGCAACTCTATTGTAATGGGGGCAAACAATATAATGAGTGGATTAGATTTAACGCAGTTGAATCAAAATAGTAGCGACGAAAACGATGATGATAATAATGATAATAATGATTCTGATACAACAAATGAAGAAAGTGGTTCGGAATGCGACGATGAATCGATATTAGAAGAAGAGTCAGAAACCGACGAACAAACGATTTCAGGCATGATTAATATGGTTCCGGTAGAGGAAGACTCTAAACAAATAGAGTACGGCAAACAATACGAAGGTGTTCAGGAAGAAGATATTGAACAATCTGAAAACATTTTTATGGGGCATCAAGAAACTTCAGAAGAACCAGAAAGTGTAGAGGAACCGGAAAGCGTGGAAGAACCAGAAAGTGTAGAAAACCAGATTGCCGAAACAAATATTGATTCAACAGATGAAAATTATGAAAAAATGACTGTAAAAGAGTTAAAAAATGTTCTGGCTGGAAAGGGCGTTCATGCCAAAAGTTCAATGAACAAAAGTGACATTATCAGTATTTTGAAGGGTGCCTCAAATATTGCGTTAGAATTAGAAGACGGAGATGTACAATAAATAAAAATATAGTGAATCATTATAGACATGGAATCCAAAGCTCTACCAACAAATCAAGACTATCGCAAACTTATGACGAAAACTGCGTTTGAAGTTATGAAAAGTAATCAACGTGCATATAGTAAGCAGAGCAATCTTTATGTCCCAAATACTCTTCAAGTAAATGATACGAAAGTTACAATAAAAAAGTAAAAAATATATTTGATAAAATATTCATATAATAAATATTATTATTTAATAACTATTTAGTTTTATAAAATAATAATAATGTTGTTTTTGTCGATTGATGTCGGAATACGAAACTTAGCGTATCTAGTAATTTCTATAGAAGAGGTGGATGGCAAATCTTCTATCATTGATTGGAATATCATGGAACTATGTGAAAAAGATGAAAACGCGTGTAAGGTTGATAATGTTAAGATTGGAATGCGGATGAATGAAGCCATGACGAAATTGTTGGAGAAATTTGTCTTTGACAAAATCATTATAGAGAATCAAATTGGTCAAAACGCCATCAAGATGAAATCAATTCAGAGCTTATTAATTATGTTTTTTGTAACTAAAAACTACAAACACGAACAAATTATAAATTACAACGCGGTTAACAAATTGAAACACTTTTTGGGTAAGAAGAAGACGACATATGCCGAGCGAAAGAAACTGAGTAAGGTAATTGCTGATAAAATATGCAGCAAGCAATATCCGGAATGGTTGATTTTCTTTCAAAAGAGTAAGAAAAAGGACGACTTATCTGATTGTCTTTTACAGGTCCTGGATTATTCCATCAAAAACAGTCATCTGTCAACTTCAGTATATGAAGGTATAGATGAAGAAACAAAAGAATAAATGAAATTAGTTAAAGTTTAAAGATTAATATAAAAATATTAAATAAAATGAGTAGTGATGACAAGACAGTTTCGTTGGATATCCAGGAGATCAATCTGGATGCTCTGTCAAACACGCCACGAGATTCGTATAGCATAGACAAAAGTATTGACAACGATATTAGACCGGTAAGCTCAAGTCTCGGAGACGGTATAGAATTGCTCATGAACGAAAAAGTTAAAAACTCGCAAAATGGCGGCGGCGACTCAAGTAATAAATCAATGGAACAAGAACTGAACGATTTGAATGAATTGAATGCCATAAGCATTGAACCCGAATTTTCAACAAACTCTACTGGCGGTGATTATAAGGCAAAGAATAGTTTTTTAAACAAACCTGCGGTTGAAATAGCAAAGGGGACGTCCAAGATGGATGAAAATATGGACTCGTGGGACGGTTTCAAAGATATCAATCAGATCAATATAGAGACCTCAAATGAAAAGTCTACAAAGTTAACTGAACAAGAATTACTGCGCGGAAAATTTGAATTGTTGCGAAAATTAGAGGCATTAGAAGAAAAAGGTGCGAATTTAAGCAAGAAATATTCTATGGACAATGATTTGGACGAGATGAAAGGAGAATACGAGTTCTTGATAAACGAAAAAGAAAAATCAAATTCTATGAAATTTCAAGGTAAAGTTCTTACCACGATGATCACGGGTCTTGAGTTTTTAAATAGCAAATTTGATCCATTTGATATTAAATTAGATGGGTGGTCAGAGCAAATAAATGAAAATGTTGATGATTATGATGAGATATTTGCGGAATTACATGAAAAGTATAAATCAAAGGCAAAAATGGCGCCTGAAATCAAACTATTATTTCAATTAGCGTCTTCTGGTATTATGATCCATATGACCAATACAATGTTTAAATCGGCTTTGCCTGGCATGGATGATATTATGCGTCAAAATCCGGATTTGATGAGTCAGTTTACAAAGGCTGCAATGAGTTCGATGGAAGATAATCAACCCGGTCTAAGTAACTTTATGAATGATTTTGGTAGTCAAAATAGTCAAAACATGGCTACTCCGTCGCCGCAACAACAACCCAGAGATTCCCGTCCACAAATGCGACAAGAAATGAAAGGTCCTGAAACAGCCAATATTGACAACATATTGTCAAATTTAAACAAAGATAAAAATAAAAACATCAATGTTGATAACAATAGTACAATTTCTATGGATGAAATAAATTCATTATCTTCAGAAAATAAGCGTGGAAGGGGGAGAAGAAGTTCTGACAAAAATACTATATCTCTGGCAATATAATTAAATAGTATAGACTATATTAGAATATGTGAATAACTACAACTAAGATGAATGCGAAAAAGAGATTTCAGATAGAGAATTTACCTAGCGAATTACAGAATAAAATTTGTTCATATTTATATTTTTCTAATAACATAAGTGGTAAAATAAAACAAGTCAATGAGACAATCAAAAACTATAGGAGCATTCATCTCGCAAGTTTGTCTTGTGACCACGAGACCGATTTAGAGTTGGTGAGTTATTTCATATTGAAATTCTTTTTATACGACAAAAATAGGAGTGACAAATTACAACTTGATTATAATATGCTTTCAAACTCTCGTAAATTACAACATGACGAATTGGAGCGTATATTCACTCGCCTTCGGTTAGTAGACATACTGAGGATATTGAAATACATACAACAAAACGGCGTTACATCGGAGTTCTATGATGATTAGTTTTTTATTCAGATAAATCCCATCATTTTCATACTAACCGTACGTGACGCGGTTTTAATAAATTCACCGACTTTTTTTTTTACAAGTTTTTTACGCGTTGAACAATTGACTTTTTTTGGCTTTATCAATTCTAAAAAATTTGTATTACCATCTAATAATCCGTCCTTGTCGTCTTTCTCTAAATATATCTGAACTATTGCTTTATCCGCGTCATTTACTAAAAATTTGTTTATATAGTCCTTTTTAACGCCATTGTTTGCTAATTGGGCGCGAATTGTACGTGTATCGTCACCTGACAATGAGATACGGGTTTTGTCGTCATTGAAGCGTTTTATTCGGTAAGTGTTGTAAGTAGTACCATCTTTTTTACTAGAGTCACTATTTGTCACATTTTGCACATTTTTGTAAAATATAGATCCTTTTTTGAATAATTCTTTCAATAACGATTTGATCGTTTCTGTCTTAATACGGGTTTGTTCTTCAAGTGGGGTGTCGTCATTGTAAGAACTTGTCAATATATTCTTTTTAAATTTGCGATCGTTCGCACAAAACATAAAGTAATTATTTAAGGATCTTTTATTTGTAAATGTATCAAAAAAATCTCTTCTGATATCGCCTTTGGTTTTTTTACGAGATTCTACATTGGTTGAAGTCCGAGGGTTAACTTGTGCGAGATATTTTTTGAAACTCTCCATTGTGAACTTGAAATTTTCCAAGTAGTAGATGTTCTGTCGTTTCAGGTCGCGTAAAAAATTACTAATTTGAAGCTCCTTGTATCCGTCCTTTGTGGGTTGGACCTGAACAACTCCTTTCATTACACTTTCATAAATGTTTCGTTTTTTCTCGTAAATGGTTGCACTTTTTAGAAATCCTAAAGAAGTTATCCTCAAATATATTTCGTCGTTTTCTTCGCCATTTTTTGTAGAAAATGGCAAAGAACTGTTGTCGGAATTACCTGTTGGATTTATTTTCCAGTATATTTTAGATAACTCTTTACCTTTTTTGTACTGTTCTATTTTATCTTTTTCGCCAACATCAATTGTAAAATCAAAATGAGACTCTTGTATACTTTTCCGGGTGAATCTATAATTGACTGATAGTGCTACAACAAAATCATCCGGACTAGTTTTGACTTTGGTTTTGAACATTATTTTTAATTTATGAACTCCTTCAATGTCTATCACTTCGCTAAGTTTGAATTCCGATAGAATTTCTCCGGACAATACTTCCTGAACAAGAAATGTCAAAAATTTATCTGTACCAGTCATTTCATCAATTTGTTTTTTTGTTTTTTTTAAAACAATAGGTTGATGTACTTTTTCGGTTTCTACAAACTTTTGTTTTCCTTCTTGGATATTCTCTCTGAGTTTTAGCAATTCCTTGAACAAATGTTTGTTTAAATATTCAATATTTTTCGCTGATATTTTTTTTTCGTAAAACTTTAATGAAATCTTACTATCTGGTTCACAGAAGAAGCTTATATTTTTGAAGATTTCCCAGTCTTGACCATCATCCATTTTTTTTAGAAAGTCCTCCTTCAAATAATCTTGAAGTTTGACAAGTTCTTTTTTAATTTTTTTCACATATTCATCTTCACTGGTCTTTGCCTTCGGGTTTGGAAGAAGACATGGGAGGTAATAGATATTATCATCATGTTCATCATCATGTTCATCATTTTGTTTTCGTTTTTCGTAAAATTGTGTGTACAATTCATGATTACGCAAAAGTTTGCTATCTTTTTGATTGAACAGTTCAATACTCGCTTCGTATATATTTTTATCATCATCGAAGAAAACAGGTATAACGAAAAGAGTGTTTTTGTTGCGTTTGCGTTCTTCGGCGAGTTCCGCCACCCCCTCCACAGTGGAATTTATAAAATAACTAATTAATGTGTCACTACTTTTTAGGTTATTATCTCTAAAAAATCTATTAATCAGCTCCTTGTCGCTATACGTAAGCTCGCCCTCAGCGTCGTAAATGTCGTCAAATAACTCTTTGTAATATTTTTTTTTTTTCCCCGGTTTAACATCTGATTTCAAAAGTTCATCTATTTTTGATTCCATCAACAGATCGTAAAAAACACAATGATTTTTAACAATCTTTATATCTCGTTTTGACTGTAATTTCAAATCAATTGGCGTTGATGGTGTTAATGGTGTTGTTGCTGGTGCTGGTGTTGTTGCTGGTGCTGGTGTTGTCTCTTCCATATTTAATTTCTGTCTCGTAGTTTCCGGAGTGGTTGTCATTTTAATTATATACTATAAACTATGAGTATAAAATTAAATAAAGTTTTCTTTATATAACCATTTTGCTACGAACATATCCTCAACTTGACTTTTATTTTTTGTATTTTTATTTTTTCGCGCCTTTTTGAGTATGTGTATTGCGTCGTTTACCTCTTTTTGACTTATTTTCCCATCTCCATCTTCGTCCAGCTGTGAAACAATGTCTTTATATTTGTTAGGTATTACACAGTATTTACTATTATCGTTTAATAAATAGTCCGCAAAAACAACAAATACACACGTAAGTATGAGAGCGACGACAATGTCGCGCGTCCCCATCCATAAAATCGCAAATACAAGAATCTGACGCCCCAGAGTATATTTCACATAGTCTTCTTGCGATTTGCTGAGTTCAAGAGTGATGTATTTAGATCCTATGTTCATTATCAGCATGATAATTCCCGCAAAAAATTTACTATTGTTGAGGGCATATAAATGCTCTATAAATATATTGAAATTTGTATGTGGTTTCTTTTTCTCTCGTTTCATGATTGAATTATCTTATAATATTACAATATAAAATAAGGGATAAAAGATAAAAATTTAATCTCTTATTTTATTAAGTAAATGAGTAGTCTAGCATTTTCTGCCAGCCCAATTGATTTTGAAAAAAATGAAAAACTTTCCAATAAAATTAACACTGGTGCGCAGAAGAAGCTCAGTACGGAATTTTTGAAAAAAATGACAAGTGGGCGCCCTGAAAATGAAGAAGATCTAATGGGTTCATCTCCCGATATTCAAAGTATACATAAAAATTTAGAGCAAAGTTTGAAAAGTGAAAATGAAAAGACACTTGGTGATTTTTACGCAAGTGAACTAGAAACTGATGTGAAGCAACAAATAGATAAAGTGAAATCGTCGCAAGACCTGTATCATAATGAGAGAGTGTCTACTGATTATTTGATTAGCAACAACTTGAATATGAGCAAGGTGTCTGGCGATCCGCGCAATAAAATTATAGGCAATGAAACACGCGACGAGCTACTGGATAAATTAAATTATATTATCAATTTATTTGAAGACGAAAAAGAAATAAAGACAAATAAGAAGAATGACGAAATTGTGCTTTATTGTTTTTTAGGAATATTCGTGATTTATACATTGGACTCATTTGTGTCAATTGGCAAGTATAAACGTTAATGGTTTTGATGTTCATACTTTTTGAAATACAATTACTCCGCGACCAGCAACATTGCTTATTGTATCATAGTGTTTTACAAATGACAATCCACATTCTTGCGCAACATTTTTCAAGTATTCGTTCGAGTGGTAAGTAAGTTCGTGGCGATTTATTTTTTCTTCTTGTTCAATCTTGATGTGTTCTGTAAAATAGAATTTTTTATCACTAATTTCCTTTATTTTGTCACTATACGTGTAGTTTATTTTTATGAATTTCCCGTTGTCTTTGTTTGTCAAATGTTGTTTCAAATTATTAATATTTTGGAATACATCAATGAATAAATACCCGCGGTTGCTAAGCCATTTTGATATGTTGTATATAGTGCCATTTAGATTCGCCGTGTAATATATTTCACTATCGATTAATGAAATATGAGTGAACTCGTGTTCATTGAATATGTAGGAATTTGTTTCGTATTTGTCAATATATTGATAATCATTGTTTTTGTAACGGTATTTACATAAATCAATGATTGACTTTGATTTAGAAATCGTTGACATTGAGATGTTGTGTTTAAGAATCTCGTTGATGTGTCCACCATGTTTAATGCCAATACAAAGGTGATTGTTGTAGACACTATTGGAGTAATGTAAAATAATTTTGCAGAATCTTTCATAAAATTCAGAATTATAAAATAAGTCATCTAGCAAAAATACATAGAATTCATCAAATATAGTTTCTTGGGTAGTTCCCTTTTTCACTTTGTTTTCAAACGATTCGCATTCTTTTTGTACAAAGTTCAAGTAAATATAGATGATGCCTAATACCAACAATAATATGGAAAAATTCATATAAAATATATATTTATTTTATATTTTTTCGGTTAACTATTTACATTATAATATGTGTTATTAAATATGACGCATGAGGTGGTAATACAAGATACACGAGACAAGTTTAAAATAACAAGTTTTTCTAACTTGAAAAAAACCGAATTGAGCAAAAAGTTGCAGAATTCGATATATTACAATAAGCGGGAAGAGGCATTTTTTTGGACGTGCGAAATGCTATGTTCCAATATGTTATTGGAAATATGGGATACATTTTTTATTCTTATGAGCAAGTATATACACATTCATAATCCAAAATTGCCACTTTACATAGAAAAAAAGTATTCTGAATTTCGCGATATCATCGGTCGAGACGATACAATACAAAATGTGCGGAACAACAAAAAAATCCGTATCATATTCTGTTCTATCACTACAGTTTTGTCATGTTCAGATAAGTTGACTATTTTAGACCATTTACAGAATAAATTTTTATTCAAAATAGAATCTTTATATGAGAATTTAAAGGCACCAAATACATCATTCGTTGATTTAGTATACAAGCCTGGCGATCCTGTCGAGTATTTAATCCCATTCAACGAGTTTGTATATCATCTTACAGTGTCAAAACAAAAAGTTGATATCATTTATTGGTTAAATTGGATAATTGAATATGATATTTTATGTAGAAAAAAGAAGAAAATAATTGGTTGTGTGTCACGAAGTTTATATGAAAATAAGAAAAAACTTTTAGAAACCAATATAATATGGATCGTGTGGGATTCTCTTTTTGCGGTTATGAACAAAGAAAGATGTTCTCAAAATTTGAAAAATATAGTGGAGAGTATATATAGTTTATTCACGGTCCGATATTGTGTGTCTACAAACAAAAAAAGAATTAGTTTAATATGTCATACAATTGAACTATTAGTGTTACATAAAGAATTAAAATATGACATTGCGATTTTGAAAAATAATGATGAAATGACGAACTTAGAAGAAAATATAAATGTTGTCATGGAGCAAATAAAAAAGCATGAAGTAAAGAGTGTGAAAAATGAAACAAGTATCAAAGATACTAAGATGGATATATATCACAATATTTATATGAATTTGTAAGGATAGATATTAACGTTTTTTGTTAGATTTTATCTCATAATTATATACGCATAATATAATTATGAAAGATACCATTCGGAATACAGTAAAGGAAGTATACAATACCAATGTCAACAATTTTGAGTCAAATGCGTCAGTTTCTTGGTCACCCTCTTTATTTGACTCGCATGTTTCTGAAACCAAAAAAGTTGTCGGCGACTACCCCAGGAACACAAATAGTGTGAATAATAATGTAAACTCGCAAATAAAAGATATAAATCATTCTTCCGCTAATTCTAACCTTCTTTTCTTTCTGTTTTTGTGTATATTGTTACTTACCGCAGGAGCTTGTTACTATTACCGAAAAGATATCATGGCATATTTAAATAAAATATTCGGGGTGGAAAAGACTATATCCAAAGACGTTGTCAAAATAAAGGAGAACGATGAAGAGTTGAAAGAAACCAAAACCGTTACTGAGAAAAAAGACAAACTTGTAGAGAAGGATAAAATGACTATTAAAAAAGATGGAGAAATTGTTGTAGATAACAAGATTGTGAAAGAAAGTAAAAAAAAAGAGCAAAAAAAAGAAGAATCAAAGCCTAAAAATAATGGATTTGATAAAAGCAAATATTCGCAAAATCAGTTTGTAAGCAAGGACGATATGTATTGTTACATAGGACATGACGACAATATGCGACAATGTATACAAGTATTTAAGGATGATGTATGTACATCGGGTGATATTTTTAATCGAATCGACGAATGTCTTGTCCCCCAAAAGAAATGAGTAATATTACTATAACTTTTCAATAAATGTCACATTTTGATCATAGAACAATAATGAATTATCACCTTTTACCCCTGAATTTATTGCCGGTTTTACACGTATTATATCCGATTCGCATCTGGAAGATACAACAGACGTATTTGAAAGTTGCCCCCTTCGTGATAAACTCAACGCAGAGTAATGTGTTCTCTTGGTTATTGTACTATTTTTATTGTATTTTAAAACTTCTGCTTTTCGTCGCATTCTATATTGCTCATAAGATGTTTCGTTGAAGTTTGTCATTGGGTTTTCAGCGCGACCTATTGTATCCGGTACAACAACTTCGTCGCCGGTTTCTCTGGTTTTTAGAATACGCAAGCCCTGTAACGCAATAATAGACGCACTCGGATCCGTCAACATAGCTTCATCTACTGAAGCATTCGCATCGTATTCAATTTGAGAATAATCAATATCATCAAACACAACACTTGTTGTCATTTATATTACGAATAGTAAAAAATAAAAATAAAACGTGAATATAATTTTTATTTTTATAAAAATGTGAACTAAATTAAATGACCTCTATTTTGGATGATATTATTTTTTCCGATAATTCAAAGTCTTTTTTGTAATCATGAACGCACATATGGTTTTCAGGACAGCGATGTTTAATACAAAATATCTTCTCGCATTTTGTACATGTTATATTTATTACACTTTTCTTTTTGCAAATATTACACTTGTTTGATTTTTTCGTCACTTGTTTTGTTTCTTTCTCCTTTTCCATCTTGAATTATGAGGATAATGTTTTGCGGTGTTAAAAAATATGGTCACCGAAATCAATTTTTTGTCAGTTCGCTGAGACCATGATCTGTCTTACTAGTAACAATATTGTCTCCTTCGAAAAGTTCCTTCTTGATTTCGTCCATAGACGCGTTTACACCCAACTTCTTCTCTAGACTGTTACCCTCATCTGTTCCAACAAGTTCACCATCTTCATTAATTGTTTGTGTTAGCTTATTTCCGTTTTTTTTGGCCTTCTCCATATTTTCTGAAATTGCCTTGAGTTTAGATTCTTTAACCCGATTGTCAAATTGCAACTTCGCTTGCTCTTCATTTTGATTCTTTTCATGCATAAGTTGGTTGAGCTCATTCTCAAGATATTCGACTCTTCCGGTTTTGTATGCGTCCGGGTGAAATGGAATCCAAATTCCTACCGGACCAACATACACATCATGATTTGGATCAACCTGGCGCAACATCTTGCACCTCATTTCAGCCTCTTCTTGTGTTGGAAATACACCCCTCACCTTTAAGCCTCTCGTCGATGTCTGAAACGAGTGTTCCTTGTTGAACTGCGACTCGTATTTGTCTTCATTCTTGTCCATGAAAGTTTTGTAATCGTCTTGAATATTTTCATACATCGAATCTTTCTCAATTGTAGAAAACTCTTTGAGGTCGTTCATGATATCTTCCGCATTTAGCTGATACTTGTAAGATATATAATTTGAAAATTTTGTTAACAATTCGGCTTGTTTGTTGAAATTATATTGCTCGGTAAATTTTTCAAAAAAGTAAAGATTCTTATCCCTTAGTATCTTCTCAGGTGAAACAAAAGACAAGCAAGCAAACTTTTGTTCGGCGATCGCTTTATCTTCATCTAGCAAATCAATATGTTCTGACATTATCTATATCATAGAATAAAGTTATTTATATTTTTTTTTCTATTTATATATTATAATATTATGATGTTGAACGTTCAAGAAGTTTTAAAAAGGGTTATTAAATATTTAGTAGAGGGTCTTATGGTAGCTATCGCGTGCTACGCAATTCCGAAGGCTTCACTTAAGTTGGATGAAATTGGTTTGATTGCCCTCACCGCCGCCGCTACATTCTCGGTTCTTGACACTTACATTCCGTCGATGGGAGAAACTGCCAGAACCGGTGCCGGCTTCGGTATTGGCGCGAATCTAGTAAGATTCCCTGGCGGATTTTAAGTAAATCGTAATTGATTGATAATATAATGAATATTCGTCATATTATCATCATCTTAAACAACATTGCGCATTTCAAAGAGTAGGGATAAAATCCCATCCTAGTTCTTGACAAATATTTTTCCATATTTCATCTTGCTCTATTTTCTTTTGATCTTTCAACATAGGGAAATGTGGCAAATACTTCCGTTCATCAAGAAGTTCACATAGTTTGTATAGTGTATAATAGTAATTGAGGAAGTTTACACGGTCGCTCGGGCAGAATTTAGCATATGGAACTTGAATATCTATAAACAAATTACATAGCGTTTCTTCTAGCTGTTGACTCATAATTGGTGGCTTTATTCCCATTTTGTCTTTTATAAATGTTATATGTTCGTAATATTTGTTATATCCCAGTTTTTTAAGAATTTCTTTAGTCCGCTTGCTCGTGAGTTTATGTAACGTTATTCTTTCTTTTTTTATTTGATTTTTGACATCTTCAATTACACTGTTTGGTATATCAGTTGACTCTTTAGCTTGAAATTGTGCTAGTATCTCTTTGAAGTGATTTATGCGCCGATAGGCATAAAATGATATTTCTTTAGGAGGTTCTTTATATGCTGGTTTGTCATTGTGAATCAAATATTTATCAGTTGAAAAGCATTTATTACAAATCAATATGCCGTCATATATAGATTTTATAAGTTCGCCCTCGTTGCATGCAGTGCATATGTTACATTCGTCGGTAGTATTGTTATGATAATGATAATTTTCAATGTACACATCAAAATTGTTCTCTTTTAGATATTCTTTCATATTCCGACTACATTTGCTATGTGAAATGAATTCTTCTTTTTTAGACTTACTAAAGAAATTATCCAATGCCTTTTTGGGATTATTGTTTTTTTCAATATTTTGCTTTGTAACAAAATAATCAAATAAATGTTCTGAATTGGAAAGTAGATACTCATTCATTTTTTTATGAGAAACACTCATTTTTTTATTCAGAACTTGTATCCTTTCTTTGTATTTTTTAATTTTGTCTTTTCTGCTACAGGCTTTTATTTTATTTTCAATGGATAATATTTTCATCCTAGATTTCTCTATAATCAAAGCTTCTTCTTCTTTAAACGAATTGATTTGATTTGAGAATAATTTGTCTAGTGTATAATTTGATTCAATTTCGGACATATAAGAACTTTTGTGTATTTCTTTTAAATATAAAATAAAAAATATAATCAAATGAATGAGATAGATCTAAGCAAACATTGTAAAAACAACAAAGATATCAGTAAAATGGTTTTCGTTTTTAACGCAATTGAAGATGGTTGGACTGTTAAAAAAAAACAGAATAGTTATATATTTTCAAAGCATAAAAGTAAAGAGAAACAAGTATTTACCGAGGATTTTTTGAACAAATTTATTACAAAATATTTTAATTTAAATTGAAAAAAAATATTTTTTTTTCTTTTAGTATAGTATAACAGAAAATCATGGGTGGTGGTTTAATGCAATTAGTAGCTTACGGCGCGCAGGATGTTTACTTGACTGGTAATCCGCAGATTACCTTCTGGAAGGTGACCTACAGGAGACACACTAACTTCGCTATGGAGTCCATTGAGCAAACTTTCAACGGACAGGCCGATTTCGGCCGCAGAGTAACCTGCACCGTTTCGAGAAATGGTGATCTTGCTTACAGAACTTACTTACAGGTCACTCTTCCTGAGATTGGTCAAAGTCTCAGTGACGACAAAGTTTACGCTCGCTGGCTCGATTTCCCGGGTCACCAGCTTATTGAGAACGTTGAGGTTGAGATTGGTGGTCAGAGAATTGAGAAGCAATACGGTGACTGGATGCACATCTGGTGCCAGCTCACCATGGACAAGAACCAAGAGGCTGGTTACTACAAGATGGTTGGTAACACCACCCAACTCACCTTCGTTACCGATCCGTCGTTCGCCGATGTTGACGGTCCGTGCGATTCGTCGGCGCCGAGACAAGTTTGCGCCCCAAGAAAGGCTCTTCCGGAGACCACTCTCTATATCCCGCTTCAATTCTGGTTCTGCTCCAACCCGGGTCTTGCGCTTCCGCTCATTGCCCTCCAATACCACGAGGTCAAGATTAACCTTGACCTCCGCGCCATTGACGAGTGCCTTTTCGCTGTAAGCACTCTTGAGGGAGGAAGTAGTGGCGATGTTAAGGTTTCGGGCGCTTACGCTCAGTCGCTCGTTTCGGCTTCGCTCTATGTTGACTACGTCTACCTTGACACTGACGAGAGACGCCGCATGGCCCAGAACCCGCACGAGTACCTTATCGAGCAGCTTCAGTTCACTGGCGCTGAGTCGGTTGGTTCGTCGTCTAACAAGGTCAGACTCAACTTCAACCACCCGTGTAAGGAGCTTGTCTGGGTTGTCCAACCGGATGCCAATGTTGACTACTGCGCCTCGCTCACTGCCGGCTCGACTCTTTACAAGGCTCTTGGCGCTCAGCCGTTCAACTACACCGATGCCGTTGATGCTCTTCCGAACTCTATTAAGGCGTTCGGTGGCCCACTCGGTGTTATGGGCGAGGAGGCGTTCATCACCAACCAACTCTTCGAAACCGCGGGTGCCGCGGATGTTACTGCCGCCGATGTTACCGGGTTCGCGGACGATTGGAACCAAAACGGACAGGAGGGTGTTTCGTCGGGAGTTTCGGATGCGGGCACCTTCGTCCTCGCCGAGACCTCGCTCGACATGCACTGCTGGGGCGAGAATCCGGTTGTTACTGCCAAGTTACAGCTTAACGGACAGGACCGCTTCTCGGAGCGTGAGGGCACCTACTTCGACCAGGTTCAACCGTGGCAGCACCACTCGCGTGCTCCGGACACCGGCGTCAACGTTTACTCGTTCGCGCTCCGCCCGGAGGAGCACCAGCCGTCGGGCACCTGCAATATGTCGCGCATTGACAACGCCACCCTTCAGCTCGTTCTCTCGAACGCCTGTGTTGAGGGCGTAAACACCGCCAAGGTGCGCGTCTACGCCAGAAACTACAATGTTCTTAGAATTATGAGTGGTATGGGCGGATTGGCATACAGCAATTAATTTTTTCATGGTTAGCACCCATTCCTAACATTCCCAATAAAATTCAAAATATCTAAAAAATAGGTTGATTGTTAAATATGTTCATTAATATTCAAAAAAATAATAATGAACTAGAAAAACTAAAAATGATTTGGTCATCCAAAAATAATCATATATATATATACAATGGATGCGAAAATGAGAGAGACAGAGACAAAAAAACAACCACAAAATGCGGTGTGGTTCATTATTTCCATTACTGGGACAATCGTGACCATTATTACAGCATCCATTTTAATCATTCAGTTTAGTAAAAACTACAAAGACAAGGCACCAATACAACATGTTCTTTTTTTGATATCCGGTATTTCAATGCTTTCGTTGGGACTATATTTGAATAGTACTGTCATTGAATATACAAACAATAATGAAGAAATGTATGGTGAATTTATCTTGATACTTCGAATTCTTTTGAAAATAAATATCACATTTGCGATTTATACAATATATACAATTATAAAAAGAGCAAGGATTCTTATTATGAAAAAGTGATATAATAACGAGTTTAAATACAAAACATAATTAAATGTATTTGTCTTTAAACAATAAATGAATATCATCAAGCGCTCTGCCAAGTATATCAATATTAACAATAAATATATATGTTCAATTATGAGTAAAGAACTCCTCAATTGTTGTATAGAACTGCCGAATATTCAACGTATCCGTGATGAGAGTAAAGTAGATGAAATTGTAAATTACCAAAGACAACAACTTTTGAATAATGGGCATTGCGATTTTCACGGAGTTATCAATATCCACCAGTGTCAAGAAACAAACCGTTGTTTTCTGGTAGACGGACAACATCGTTTTGAGGCGTTGCGTAAACTGACCAATACACATAATATTCAAGTGTTTGTGGAAGTTGAACAAGTAAACAGCATGGAGCAATTAATAAATAATTATAACATCATCAATAAAAATACACCACTCCCCGAGTTCCCCGAATCAATCGACAAAAATATTCCGGAAGAAGTCGCACAATTTTTTAAGAATAAATACCCAGATATGTGGTCAACTAGCAAAAACGCCCGCAGACCACACATCTACTTCAATTATTTTCAAGAAGCATTGGGGTTTTTAACGGAAAAACTTAATATAAAAACCGCAGATGAATTAAAAGAAATAATAGAAGCTAAAAATATTGAGTTATCCGCGTGGACGATAGACAAATACCCCAATTCCAAATCTATCACCGAATCAATGATGAGCAAATGTGCTCGTGAAAAGTTATATCTTGGGTTGTATGCACACGAATCGTACGATCATGCGTATCAATGGGTCAAAGATGTCGTCTTCATCAAAACCGGCGAAAGAATTACTAAACCTAGGAAACCTAGAAAGGCAAACATCAGAAAGTCGGTGAAAAGTTCAGTTTGGGACGAGTTTGTAGGAAAAGACAAACGGCGCGCGTTATGTATATGTTGCTGTGATAGAGAAATAGAAATGAATACATGTGTTTATGGACACATTGTATCAGAAAAAGATGGTGGAGAAGCAAATAATACTAATTTGTTGCCAATATGCGCACAGTGTAATGGGTCAATGGGAACACAAAACATGGGTGAATATGTTCAGCAATACTATCCCAATAATGTGAGTAATTTCAAAAATAAAAAATATATTTATCAAAAGACGCCTTCAAATTTTATTTTGAACTTTCTATAATTTCACTTGTAGATTGGACGAGTGGAGCGACCCGTCTTTTCTTGGAACTTAGTTGAGAAGTAAGTCTAATAAAACCATATTTTCCAGTGTTGGTGCGAAAATATTTCATTGACGAAGAAGTACCCCATTTTTTGAATACATTGAGAATTCCTTCTTCCAATTTTTTTTGCGTTGAATTTCTCTCAGGCGATTTGTTACGCAACCTTTTTTGTTTATAATATCTTCCACAAAAAACCTTTATGAAACTTCCATATGCGATCGACATTATTAATACAATACTTCCAGCAACCGGGTGAATGGTTATAGCAACCCCCCCACCAACAACTGTAAAAAAAGCAATAAATCCACTTGAAGAAAATTCACCAATTAACTCTTCTACGACACTCTGTTTGAATTCTTCATCATTCAACATGTGTGAAAATCTATCAAATGTCGGGTAAATTTTATTTTTTGGTATACTTATAAAATATTCTTTGAACATGGTGATTTTTTTACATGAGTACATGTTATATTAATATATTTATAATACTTAAATATATTTTATACTATATATTATCTAGCATGGTAACAGACAGCGAACTTGAATCGTGTGATTACAAAAATTGCGAACAATTTATTCCAAGTATCGGTCGTGGTAAAATCGTGAAATGTTATGATGGGGATACTGTTACTATTGCGACTATCATGGATGGAAAGCGTGTTCGTTTTAACATTCGTATGTTGGGGTATGACTGCGCCGAAATCCGTTCAAAAGACCCACAAGAAAAGAAGGTTGCTCATTGGGCAAAAGACTATATTACAAATATGATTTTTGGAAAAATTGTCAATGTTACCAAAAATGAAGGAACTGATAAGTATGGTCGTTTGCTGCTCGAACTAGAATATAACGGTCAAAATATCAACCATATCATGTTGGAGAAATGGGGTGTTTCTTATTTTGGAGGACATAAAAATGATATTGACTGGAATATGTGGGACGAAAATGGTAAAAAATAATATATAACAATTAATATATAACACATCGTACTAATATGGATCAAAATATTTCTATGGTCCGTTTTTTAATGTTTATTATTTTAGCATTAATCGTATTTTTCAATTTAGCGCCACAATTGGTTGAAGATGATTCTGACAATAATAAGACTGACGCAGATAATGATAAGGATGCGAACAAAGAAAATGAAACAGTTGGTAACTATTGTCTGATTGATGGCGAAACACACGCAGATAAGAAGTGCGAAGAAGTTTCACCTGATGATTCTTGTCAGAATCGTTTTACTTCGTTGAAAGAATGTAAGGAATGGAAAGGTGCTCTTGCTATTGACGAAACCAATGATGAAGATGGTGATGTTAATTACAATTATACGACTGATGATATAGATAAACTAACAATTATGGATTCGGATGATATGATATATTGTCTTAAAAATGATAAGAAATGTGAAAAAATGAAATTTGGAGATTGCAATGACATTCACATTAGTACATATTTGAGTAAAAAAAATTGTTTAGAGGCTAAAGATAAAATCAAAGAAAACAAAAATGACGAAGATGATTCGTATGATGAACGGTATTGTTTAATTGGCGATACATGTAAAAAACAAGACGAGTCCAATGATTGTGGAGATAGTAAAACATACTGTAATATGAATAAATGCAAACAAAAAAATAATGTTACTCAAGATGAGGGTGAATATTGTTTTTATAATGGTGATACAACTTGCAAAGAACTTGATTGTGGTGATAATTGCAGTGGTAGCGATAAATATTATACCAGTCTATCAACATGTAAAAGTAATAATGGTCTTTCTTAATATTAGCAACTATCTTCACTTCCAAAAGTAATATTCAAATACTTCAAATGATCGCTTGTGCTGGTACATGAGAGTGGGTAGCAACTATTGCTACATTCTTCATCTTCTTCCAAATTTAAATCATTACATATTTTGTAATATGTATTGTTTTCATTGTACCATATTTCATTTGGAATGTGATGATAGTTAAGTCTGTATTGTGGTAGATGTGGTACAATATCATGGTAATGTGTGATTCTAAAACTGGTTATATTTTTTGATGCGAAATCTTGGACAAATTCATAATTCCCAACTCTCGGCGAACCAAATGTTATTAATGTAATGTTGTAGTTGATTTTTGAGAGGTTATATGCAAAGAGAGAAGCAACCGATGCGCCCATTGAGTGTCCAGTGAGTAATAATTGATTTGTTTGGTATTTTTGAGAAAATTTGTCTATTTCATTAGAAATAAATGGGTATAAATGTTCATATAGTTTGTAAAATCCGGTTTCCAGACATATATTGTTGCTTTCATCAATACAATGATGAACTATTTGAATGTCATCAATCCAGTTTTGGATGTTTGAACTTCCACGAAATGAAGCAAACAAAGTATCTAATTGATTATTGTATCCAAGCAAGGTCTTCTCGTCGTAAGCTTCGTATGTGGTTTCTACCATATTTTGCGGAGAACAAGTGAGACAATCCCAGCTAGTGGTATTACAATAAACCGCTTGTGATAAATTGAGACTTGTGTATAATAAGTTTTCAAAAATAAGACTTTGTGTTAGTGTAGATAAGAATTTCATGAATTTATAATATACTAATGTTATATCATATTATAAATGCTTGTTGTCATCATTATTGAAATTCATAAAAAATTGATTTGGTTAGACTGATTGTATTACTTCTATTCAACAATCAAAACATACCAGAATATCATGAACGCGATTGTAAAGGCGGTTCGTATCACCACACAACCACAGAATGTTCGTAAAATAAGCAACAATATTTGGGACATGCGCGCCATTGAGTTGCTTCACGACGACTTTGATAAAATTCGGCAACTAAAAAATGAACAATTCCAGCTACCATTTGTCATGACCGAGATTCCTCCGCCATTTTGTCCAAAGTGCAACAACTACGTTAAAAACAAATGCTCATTCTCACCAGTTCATGATATTAGCATCGATGATTTTGATCTTGCTACAAACCCGAACCTCAATATTCAATGCCCAATCTTCGGCGAAGTTAGCACAGCATTTGATAATGATGTCCTTGACGAGACGATTTCCAAAAAAGACGAATGATTTACAACAATATAAAGACAAAATATAAACAAAAATATTGATGAAATTAGAAAATATTTTTTATATTAATCTTGAAAAACGACGCGATAGAAAAGAACATGTAGAAAATGAATTAAAAAAAGTTGGCTGGGATAATTATACAAGATTTAACGCAATCAAAAATAAGCATGGTAGAGTTGGCTGTTCTCTAAGTCATTTGAAAGTTATTCAAGACGCAAAGAAGAACAAACTTCCCTATGTTGTTATTTTGGAAGACGACATTGAATTCACAAACCCCGAGTTATTTCAAAAATTAATGCAAACCTTTTTTGATGAAAAAATAGATTATGATGTATATTTGATTGCAGGCAATTTACGCGGAGGTGCACATAGAGTTCATGAGTCAATATTGAAGGTCACCAGAAGTTTTACTACAACTGGTTACATTGTAAACAGTCACTATTACGACAAAATGATAGATAACATTTCCGAAGGAATTAAACGTCTTATTACACAACCAAATAATGGATACTTTGCAATTGATACGCACTTTATGAAATTACAAGAAAAAGACAATTGGTATATTTCATACCCTAGAACAGTGACACAGAAACCGGACTATAGTGACATTGAAAATAGGAATGTAAACTATAATCGTGTTATGTTGGATGTAGTGGAATAATATTGTTTGGTATCGATTCTTCGTTGTCTGTAAAAAGACATATCTCTTGATTTTTGTATTCCATCTTTCAACACATCTGGAATAAATAGTTGATATTTATATTTGTAAAACGTCAGAGAATGATTGCTTTCTATCAGTCTTATGTAATTTAAAAATATGTCATAAGATAGATTATTTTCTATGAAATAATTTATACCACATGACAAAATATGTTGTCTTGCTTTGCGACTCAATATCAACGCGTATGTTCCATAATACAAAAACTCATTATTTTGAATGTCAACATATATATTTGAATCGTTCTTATTGTAGATTGGGATAGGTGAGTTTTTGTTATGACAACCTAAATAAATGATGTCTTTATTTTCAAGAAGTTTGTCATTGACAAACAAATGTTCTTGATAACTTTTCAGACTGTAAATGTCATCTTCAAAAACGACAACATGATCAAGTTCAGGTTGTTCGTTCTGTATTTTCTGAAAGAGTTCAATATTGCTCATAACTAAGGATAGCGCAGGAGGTGTGCAGTTCATTTTTGATAAATTGAATAATTTTTTGTGTAAATCATTAACAGGACTTATTGGTTGGCTGTTCTCAGTCATTGAAATAATATTTTGTATTTTGTCGGGAGTGCAAGCATCGTGAATAGCCCACTTTTTTGGTTTGATAAAATCCATTTGACAATACACATTCGCTTCTAATGAGAACTTGTCTTTTATATGAATAATATAACTTTCTGGTAAATTATATTTGCATTTTGGTTGTTGACAAATATAGCGTTTTATTTCATTGTGTCTTTCTTTATTTTTATGATACCAACTATTTGAATATTTGATAGAATTGCTTTTGTTGTACACATATAAAACATCTTGTATCGAAATCAATTTGGCGTCTTTACATAATTCAGAAACACAAACCATCTCGGCAACATCTGTACATCTATCAAGCCATTCATCGTTCATTTTCAAACATTTCATTGGTATACTTTTGAAATATATTCCTAATCCCGTTTTCAAATGCCCAAATGAATAGTTTGCGTATCTATAATGCTTGTTTGAGGCAATATCTTTGCTATATTTACGATGCCCTGTTTCATTCAATTTATTATTCTCGTAAATATCAAATTTTGAAGTAACAATGTGGTATCTTCCTTGCGAGTAATACTTATTCAAGATGGAAAGAACGTGAACACTTCGCAACCAATCATCTCCATCCAAAATACATACAACTTCATCATCTTGAACTAATTGATACGCGATATATTTTGAGTAAGCCTGTTTCATATTTTTTTCATTTTCAATAATAGTTATTTTATCGGAAATTTTGTATTTTTGTACAACTTTTTGAAGATTGTTAGATGTGTCATCCGTCGAAGCATCATTTATATAGATGATTCTCCAGTTCTTGTATAACTGTTTCGCAACACTAGAAATATTCATATCAACATTTGCTTCGTTGTTATAAGACGCAATCACAAATACATAACTTGGATTTATTCTGAACATGTCTTTAGAAATTATATTTATTCTAGATATGTATAATAATAATTAAAATCAAATGTATTTCTCACTGATATATTTAAATACATTCTAATATATTCATTCACGATGAAGTTTGTAACAGCGCATGTAATGGGTGGCTTAGGCAACCAACTTTTTCAAATTTTTACTGCATTGAATGTATCTCTCAAATACAAAATGCCCTTTTATTTTGAAGAGAGTGATCATGACAGAACGCCTGGAATGACTACTCGTCCTTATTATTGGAAAACTTTTCTAAAATCACTTTCTTCTTTTGTAAAACCGCCTTTAAAACAGTTAGTCTATCACGAACAATCCCACAAGTTTAGTGAAATTCAAGGTGAAAACTTTCCAGATGAAAATATCAAGTTGTATGGGTATTTTCAATCTTATAAATATTTTCAAGAAAATCAAGAAAAAATATATAGATTAATTAAGCTTTCCGAGCATCAAAGTTCGGTGAAGGAAAAGTTCCCCAATGGTTTTTTTAATGATTGTGTAAGTGTGCATTTTCGGATTGGCGATTATAAACATATTCAACAACATCATCCAATCCAAACTGTGGATTATTATAGAACAGTTTTATCCCAATTAATAAAAGATACTGAAAAGGACGATTGGAAAGTATGTTTATTTTACGAATTAAAAGACAAGAACGATGTATACAAAATAAAAGAAGAATTAGTGAGCAAATTCAAAAACATAAAGTTTGTGGATATTGATCACAAGATGGCTGACTGGGAACAAATGATTACTATGTCACTGTGTCAACATAATATTATCGCAAACAGCACGTTTAGTTGGTGGGGTGCTTATTTTAATCAAGGAAACAATTATGTTTATTATCCTAGTAAATGGTTTGGTTCGGGGAAAGGGGGTCTCAATGAAGAATTGAATGATTTGTTTCCGTATGATTGGATCAAAAATGACGTTTGAATTATGGAAAATATTGTTCATATATTTTGATTTATAAAATTCGTATTTTTACAGATTTTCATAAGGCAACTGATGATCCCACATCAAAATATCTGGAAACTTGATCCGGATTATAATAAAACATTTTGTTTTACTAGTGGCGATGATTATACCCACGTGATTTTACTAAACTGTCCAACTCCAAATATTTCTCATATCCCCAAAAAAAATTCAATCAAAAATTTGATAAATGAATTTTCTAATTAAATGGTAAAAATGAACTATACATATTTTTTTTTAATTTCGTTTACTTTCAAATTATTTCCTTTTGCATTAAATGCACTATCATTATGAATTCTGTGGAGCACTTGAATATCTGCAACATTGTAAAAATTTTTACCTTGCCTCCATAATTTCAACCAAAGTTCATAATCTCCTACCATTCCATGTGATGACTTTTCCCAATAACACAATTCTTTTTTTACTAAACAACTGCTGTTTATTATTGGATTTACATTCAAAAAGTTGAAATTTCTCAAATCTCCAAGAGGTATATTTGGAACTGTAATCAAGTCGCCAAAATATTTACATTGTGTCCCTATTACATCGTAATTTTTCATATATATCAATTGAGAATCCAATTTATTTGGAAGCCATTTATCGTCAACATCCAATAAACTTATCCAGTCATATTTTGCATGTTCGATCATTTCATTTAAAGTATTGGATTTTCCTTTAATAGGATGAAAATCAATAACTTTTATTCTACTATCTTTTTCATACTCTTTTGCCTTTAAAAATACTGAAGAATTTATAGGATGACCGTTAATTCCAATAATCAATTCCCATTCTTTAAAAGTTTGGTATAAAATAGTTGAAACAGATTCATCTATGAATTCAATGCCATTGTAAATTGGCATCAATATTGATATCATTATTTTAACAAATAAACACAATTATGTTTATATGTTAATTTCATTAAATTATATAAATGATAATGTTCAGAAAGTTAAATTTAAATGCTCGTCATCATAGTAGATACGTCTGGAACGCAAACCATTTGTCTTTTGATGGATCAGATTCCTGTATAATTTGGAAATTTTGCAAATTATTTACGATGCAGTCCAATACGATTATCTGATCGTCCTTGACCAAGTAGTTATAGTCAAAGTACCTTTTAAGTTGATTATAGTAGGTTTCATACCACCAACTACATTTATTTGCGTGTACCAAGAAAAACCCTCCTGCGAATGATAATTGAGATGGTGGAAATTCTTGTTTTGGTAAACCTTGTTCATTTTGATCTAGTGCTAATTTGACTAAATAGTTTAAATTGTTTGCCACTTTTGCGTAATATATTTTTTTAATATCTAAATTGTCAATTTTATCAGGATTTGGCCACAACTTTAGATTAGTATTTTTCTCTCGAAAATAGCCAATATCGCACCATCCATACCAACTTGTGTCAAAATGAGCGTCATTAACAACTTGTTCGACAAATGCGATCTTTTCATTCCATAACATATTCAATTTCCATTCGGTTGAAAACAGACTTTTATCATTCAAAAGGTTATTTTTTTGGTGATTTTTAATCCAATCATACTTCATGCATTGAAAATCATCAAATTCTTTGAAAATAACCTTGATTTTTGGATTTTTGATAAATGGTTCAATGAATTCAAAACTTTCTTTATTTGTAAATATTACTAAGAAAAATGAATTGACATTTCCTAAAAAGTTTTGCATCCACATTTTGTATTTATTAACATCGAACTTTGATTTCAAATTATACCATGCGGTTACAAGTGTAATTTGTGTCATGGATGAATTATTGTTTAATATATTTATTTAAATTTATTTATTTAAATTTATTCTCTTGATTTAAAATCATCGTTTACTTGATCTAAATTAAAACATTGTATTATAAATCGTTCTTTATATTTCATTTTTACAATCAACACAATGAAGTCAACATCAATCAAAAACAAAATAATATCTTTTACACCTTTGAACATTTAAAACGCCGACAATATTTAATTTAATATTAATTTATGAAACCGCTCTATAACATATCCTTCTATCGGGTTTTTACTATACTCTAACATTTTAATAATTTTTAAATAGAAAGTTTTTGGCTTTTGTAAGATTTTTTTTTTTGATACAATAAATTGAGCACCTGCACCAAACTTGAATTTCATATTTTCCTTTTTTTCATTAAATATTTCTTCATAACACGTTATTAATGGTATTCCACGATGATGACTACAACCTGACAAATTACATTCTATAATCCATTCGCTTAAAAACTCAAAATCAATATTCAATTCTGTATTATTACATATTTTTTTTAAATTAGATATTATATTAGGCGAATGATCAAAAGGGTTTGCTTGTAAAAATATAGTGTAATCTGATAAATTTTCATAATTATCGTATATATGTTTATAATATGTATGGCCCTCTCTACCAACGTTATTCAGATAAATTTCATTATATTTACCTTTTAATGGAGTTCCTTTATTATAAATAATTACATTTGAAAATTGTTCAGTCCATTTTATATTTTCATTATATCTTGCTACTACGATACAAAATTTCATATACATATATATAATAAATTTTTTTTTTTACTCACCCCAACGTTTTTGGATCCTCCCAAGCCGGCCTAATTGGGGGTCAAAAAAAGGGATAATATCCCTTTTTCCAGAGCTGGGTGAGATAATGAAAAATAAAATTTTATCGGCGTTTTAAATCTTCAAATGTGTAATAAAAATACATTATTCTTTTTCATAACAACTTATTGATGGTATTCCACTATGATGTTTACAGCCAAATCACATTCTAAAATCTTTTCTCTTAAAATCTCAAAAACATCACGAGGTTTCAGCTAGTTCTAAACCGAAATAGTTAACAACTACGCAATACATTTATCACTATGACATGTAGTTCCGTCAATGCGAATGCGACGGAAACGAAATGGAACTCTTTTAACTTCAATATTTTTCAAATTTAAAACGAGTCCTAGTACTGTTTCTGAGTGTAAAGACATCTTTTTACTAATTTCCAATAAGTGGTCGAATATACAACCATAATGTTTGTATGTATTCATAGTAGTGATTGCGAATCGGTCGTTCATTTTATACTTTCCGAAAAGATGAAAATCCGGAATTACCACTGTATCTTTATTTGCCTCTCTGAGAAATTCTAATTTCAATTCATGTAGATAAAGGCAGTCCGGGCGTATGAATATAACATATTTATAATTATTCCCACTTTTTTCAACCATAATTACTGATTGTTTTTTGGAATAAAGACCCAATATCATATTATCAACAGAGTTGTATTCAGTGTTCCACGGATCTTTATGAGTTCTATATTGTTTCATATTTAATTTCTGTTTGATTTTTTCCTGACTGTCTACTTGAATATAGTTTGCTTGAAGTAACTTGTATTCATCATTATCAACATTATTTCGTTTCTCTCCGGTTCTTTTGTTAGAATATCTTTCTAACGTGTATGTGTGTAAAAAAATGTCATACGATAATCCCTCTTTTTGTAATGGGTTCAAAAGTTTGTCTCGAATGGACTCATTACAAAAACGAAGGCTGCGCGTTATACCATAAAATACTAAGGCTACTTTAGTCATGTAATATAACATTGAGATATTTTAATTCAAAAAATAACAAATTATTTACACCATTGAAACTTTGAAATGCATCAAAATACATAAATTAATAGTATGTAATTATGTCTAAATAGTAATTAATTTAATACGTATGTTCAATTTAATAATTTGTGTGTAAGAAACAATCTTTATTGAGATGGTTTCGGAGATATAATATATAAGTTTAAAATATGCCTTTGATTATATCTACATATATATAAATACATAGATATGCATAATCAAGCAAAAGATTTTACATTATTTGTCCAAAGTATTTTTCCAGATTATTTTATTAAAAAAAAGGTGTTAGACGTAGGTTCAGGAGATATAAATGGTAATAATAGATTTTTATTTAAACATTGTGAATATAACGGAAATGATGTTGTGAAAGCACCAAATGTTACTGTTGTTTCAAAAACAAAAGACTTATATTTTAAAAGTGAAACGTTTGATACAATAATATCGACAGAATGTTTTGAACACGATAGCACTTATAAAGATTTTTAAAATTATATGATATGTTAAAAGAAGATGGTTTATTCTTATTTACTTGTGCTTCAACTGGAAGAAAGGAGCATGGTACAAGAAGAACTTCACCGCAGAATAGTTACGGTACAATAGGAAATATAAGTGATATGTACGATTACTACAAAAATCTTACAGAAAAGGACCTTAATGAAGTATTGAATTTAAATGATTTATTTTCTGTATGGGATACATATTATTGTGAAGCTCATAAGGATCTGTTTTTTGTTGGCATCAAAAAAGGTAAGGTCAAATTTGACTCATTGAAAAAATATATTAAAACAAAAACGATATGTACATCAGGAAATATCTGTAAAGATAACAGCTAATTTGTCAATTATACATCAGGTGTTTTGTGCCATAATGTACTGTGTTTAGCATCGCCTTCAAAATCTACATTTCCATCAACGTTTTTAGTATAATAATATACCGCGATCGATTTTCTATATATATCTTCTTTATCGACACATAAAGGTTCTGGATGTCCATGTACACTTTTATTTGTTGTATTAAAAATTACACAGCGATTGAATATTGGTTGATTGCGTTTTACTTCTGAAATATTATCTAGATGATACATAAGTAAATCTCCTTTATATTCACTTTTCCAATCTTTGTTCATATAGATTAGTAAATTTATTCGTCTATCTAGTTTGCCATGCGTTGGGTGATAATATGTATTAAAATCTGTATGCATTGCTAGGAACCCCTTGTTCTTTATTATATGCAAACCAGCACCTTGTAGTTTCAAATCTCCATATATTAAACCAGATATTCCTGTCAATTTTTCAAGTTTTTCTATAAATTCTTTTGAATTTAAATAGACAAATGCATTTTTCAATGATAACGGTAATTTTTCTATGTTACTAAAAGCATATTTATTATATTCGCGTAAACTTTTTTTATTTGTAAATTTAGAATTTGCATCTTCTAATTTTAAAGAGTTTATATTTCCGTGTAATTTATTTGCAACGCGTGTATCAAAGAAATTATCAATCACGCAATGAGGAAATGGATCGTTTAAATAATTAATATTATTTAAATCGATTGAAATTATATATATATATATGTGATGTTTATAAAAAACGCAATTTTTTCCCATTTTAAACTTTCAATCTAGAGAAAATGTAAAACATATCGTTCAAAGGAGTGAAACTAAACAAACAATCTATTCATATTTTCCGCCTCAATGCTATTTTCATTGACACCATAAAATGTATCAATATGTTCCTGTGTTCTGAATCTAAAACTAAAATGCTTGTTCTTCTCTTGTCTTCCAATCCGCCCAATACACTGTATAATTTTTTCTTGAGTAAGGTTCTTCATATCTTTACTCAAGTAACAATGACTAAATTGATAATTGGTACCATATATGTAATCACTATTAGCAATGATCAAGTAAAGACTCTTTTGTTCTGCCAACCCCTTCATCGTTTCAATGTATTTATTGTTGTCTTCTTGGACAGTTTTATTCTCTGTTTCTTTCATGATACTATTCGAAAAGACACCAATGCCCATCATCATCATTAACTTATAAAGCGTCTTGATGTTATACAATTCTATGATTTCCTTGATATCTTCATCGCTCAACGAAGACGAAAATATGTCACTATCTTCATAAGTTAATTCTGGTTCTAAACACCATTTTTTATAATGGCTCCGGGTATTTGGCTTATAAATATTATCAAGAGACAACGAGAGGAGTTCACTCTGTGTCTTTTCTATTTTATTATGTAGTTCAATAACTTCGGGTGGAAACCGCATATCTGTCATAACCTTGTCACAATCTTTATAACACTCAATCTTGTCTTCATAATCATTTTTCATCTGGATCAAACTTTTCAGTATCTTACGATTCTTGTCTATTTTACTTTCAATACCAGATAATGTATTTTTATCCAAATTTGCTTTCATCAACAAATACTTACATACATTTTCTACATTGTCACTCACAAACAAGGTGGGTCCATTTGTCAAGGTACACGAATTCTTCGTAGTTAAATCAATTCCCACATGTTCTTCGTTGAGATCGTTTGCATTTGACTTTGTCTTTTTTCTTTCATATAATTCCTTGATTTTATTCCATTTATCACTTCCAAGTTCCAATAAAACAGAAACATAAACCTCTTTAATTTTATAGGTTGAAATATCTTCCAAAAGACAAAAGTTAGAATCAACATAATTACAAGAAAACTCTTTGTCAAGAAATACCAAAAACTTGGCGCATTCGTTGCAATCAAAAAACTTGTAGTATTTGGTTCCATGATAATTCAAAAATGCACACATCTCTTCGTAATCATCAAAGTGATCATGTGGGATAATCACATTACCATCAATGCCATATAGACGAATGTTTGATATTTGGTCTACACTTTCAATGTAACTAAATTGCAATCCTTTGAATTTGTCTTTTGCGCATTCAATAATCGGTGCTATTTGATGTTCTTTTGGCAATGTTGCACACGAAAATACAATGTTTGGTATTTCATTGATTTGCCAATTCTTTTTGATGATATTATGCAAATGACTTTCTCGCACGTCAAGCCCAATCGTGGGTTCATCCCAAAACAAAATGATATTACTGGTATCATTAAACTGTTTCATGTAGTTCATAGCACTCTCATAAGACAAAACGTCGCATATCATCAATTCAACGTTTACTCCATCTTTATGATTTGGTATTTTTCTCCCACTTTTGGTTGTGGTATACGAACGCACAGCATTGTAATTGAGGCGAATGTTTTCTTGGTCGGTACAACCAAACGCAAACCCAATTTTCCGCTTCATATGAAAAGAACTTTTTGCCAGACTCAATCCAATATGTTTTGAAGCGCAAATGAAAATGACCCTGTAATCTTGACATAATGCGATTGGAGTTAATGTTTTTCCAGAACTTGTCGGTGCACAATAAAAGACAAATTTCGGAGCATCCCGTTTTTTTCTGAAAATATTGAAGATATCTTTTTGATGTTGATACAATTCAAGTGTTTTATAATCAAATATTTTGTTGTGTTCATAAAGAAGTGAAATATTTTTCAGCACCATTTGAGTATTGACTTGAGGCAACAATTTAGCTACAATAAACTCGGAAATTTCCAACAATTGTGTGTTCAATTTGTCTTTGAATTCTCTTTGTAAGACAAAAATATTTATGAAATGAATGAGACACTTTTTATCACTCTGAATGCTCTTTCCCTTGTATAACAGTTTTGAGAACTTTTGAAGTTCATTCAACAATTTGTATTCCACAATATTGTCATTGAATCCATCTTTCAACAACTTGAAAGAGTTTTCTAATTTTATTTTTTCAGAAGTGGTCATTTTCACTTTTTTGGATGGTTTTGACTTTTCTTTGATGAGATTGTCTATATTCAAAATATTCTTCTTATTACTCGCCCCCAGAATGTCTCGCAATAATCCAACGAATATCTCTAGATCAAACTTTTTATCTAACTTCAAGTAATGGTTCAGCGTCATGTGTGTTTGACACTTGACATCTATTTCAAAATATCCTTTTTGAATCATATTCAAAATCAAAATTTCTTTTTCATTTTGAATTGGTTCTTCTAATTGTTTCCACTCTTCTTCTGTCAGTTTTGTTTGTTGAAGAAAATTCATAATAAGTATTCTCACTTTTTATCTTTAACTTTTTATTTGTATTTCAATATATCTAGTTCATCGCCGTTTGTTTTGAATTGTTCCTTTCCATAAATGTCCTGTAGACACAGCCATTCAAATAATCCGCCAAAATAAATTTTTACATTTTTAAATCCGTAAGTGAGAAGTTGCTTGTGCTTTCTGACAACTTTTTCATCGCAACAATTTCGTCCATAAATAATAATAGGTTTGGTTTTGTCACTTTTTAAGTGAGAATTGATGGTTTCTTCTTCTTCTCTCGCATGAACCGTCGTGTGTATCAAACAGTGTTGCGAATCATTATCTAAAACGTTTATAACAGTTTGAGAATCTGGGTGTTCTATACAATTTTGCATATATTCAAAATTTACTTTTGTATTACTTTGTATATTTCCCATGTCATAAATAATATGTGGTGTTATTTTTTTAACTGAAAGTTACAGTAATTTCTACCTTTTCTTTTTTGAATGTTTTGATCGCATTGACAGAAAGTTCTTCACGTTTTTTGCGAGTTTTTTCATTTTTCGTAGTTTTCGCCTTTGAAATGCTGTTATTTTCATTCATATCGGTTTCAATGTCAATATAGTTATTTTGAATATAATCAATAATTCTGTTCTCCAACGCCCATTTGAAAAAATTTAACTGACCAATGGTGGTTTCAAAACAATATTCGCTGTTTTCTGTAATTGGAACTTGAATTCGGTCCCATCGACAAAATGGATCAAATCGTTTCTTACTATAGGCTTTTAGTTTCAACTTGTAATCTTCATATACTTTGAATCTAGGATTATTGTGAGTTTCGTATATGGTATAATACTTTTTGGAATAATTTGTAGAAAACCAGTCTACAATACGCAAGGAAACTTTGGACGTACCATTGATGATAGATAGCATCACATTTAAATTATCATCTTGGTAATAAAAGTTCAACAACTTGTTTAATAATACATCGTTTTGACTATATATTTTTGAGGTCATTGATAATTTTACTTATATCAAAAGTATTTAAATGTTTTTATTTCCTTTATGAATAATGATTCACTCATTAAAAGATTTGCTCAAAAAAGATACAAGTTTGAGTGTAGTCAGTTATATTAATGAACAAATATCTAAATTGCTGGGACATTCATTAGAAAAGAATAAGATATTTGAATTGTCTTGCACGACACACTGTTTTGTTAATATTGACGCAGAAATGAATGTGCTGGGAATCATTGTAATTTCTTGCAAGTCATTTTTATTTGACAACAGTGTTTTCTTTATAGAAGCTCTGGCGAGTAAAGACGATGAACAAATTGTGGAACAGTCGTTATTATTGAAAGGTATCAATCATGTTGGCAATATCTCAAATGACAATAAACTCGTTTCTTTTATCGCAGACGAACGTATACAGAATGATGTTCTGACACCATTTGGATTCATCCGTTCACAAGGGATCATGGTAAAAATCTAAACTAAATCTTTGTTATTGACAAGTTTTTGGAAAATTTGAAATATTCGTGATTACTTGTCCGCCGCTGTAAATTACACTTTAGACAACTGATACATGTATTTGACTCATAGTGACCAAGATTATTGTCAAACCGCTCCAACGACCATTGCATAGGTTCCCCGCGTTTTTGGTACAGTAAAAATAGGTTTGAATTACAATAGTAACATTTCATTTCAGATGATGTGAGTTTGTTTAGCAACTGTTGATATGAAATATGCTGCTCGTCATCATACTTTCCATTTTTTTTGTCTTGCGATTTATAGGATGACATCTTTTTGCTAATTTCTCTTTTAATCGTCTTGTTGAGTGAAATATCGCCGAGCTCGTTTTTTTCGTAGCGAAGTAAGTATTGTAACTGGTTGTCTATATTGAAATATTCGTCATCATGAGAGAGACTTGAATTTTTCAAGTTGTTTGAATTGAAACATATTTGCTTCATTTCTTTATATTTATAACAATGATTATTAATGTTTAAAAGACTATTAACAATATATGATTATGAATGCTGAGAAAGGTAAAGAATGTAAAGAATATAACTCGTTAAAATACCGAACAATGATCATGACTGGCAAAGATATTGATAAAAAAATAGATCATGAATCTAGCCAACAAGAGTTAGACAAATTTCTCTCAGAAGAGCAAACCGCAAATGAAAAGCAGTCCTGGAATAAGCTATCTAAAACAGATCGTCTGAAAAAAATCGAAGGATTTATTGCGAACCATTATGTTGATGAATATTCACTCAATGAAGATGAAATATCAATCCTTAACGCGTTTGTGAACAAACTTCTTGAACGCAAGAAACTTGTCAAAACGTCCGAACTCATTTATGATGAAGAAGTCGGGATGATTGAAGAAATTCCCGCGCTGCTATTCAATGGAAAATCGCGTCGGTTTACATTGAACAAAAACTTGTCTGCAGTCAATAAGAAAAGTCAACGAAAAACGAAGAAACAGATTGGTGACAAAAAATAAACCCGATATATTGACAATTTAAATAAAAATTGAATATAACAATAACTATTTATTATATTCAAGTAATGAACATGGATGAGTCAGAGATATCTATAGAGACACAAGAAGATAAAGTGAATTTAATTGAGTCAATTAAAAACGTTGTTGTTGATATTGTCAATAATTTAGACAATTTACAATATCATGACTATAAGTTTGAAGAAAATTTTAAGGTGGAAGTGTACCAGTCGTTTCAAAACATAAATTATGAAGAATTTGACAAACATTATCACGAAGTTATTGATTCGTTGACAGGAAAGGGGGAGCTTGTTTGGAGGTCCCATAAATCGGAATTGCATAAGTTTGATTATTTTGAAAGTAAACATGAAGCTCAAATTGAACGCCTAAAACAATGTCCACAACCGGAGCAACGAACAAAAGAATGGCATACATTTCGCAATGAGCACTTGACTGGAAGTAATTTGTGGAAAATATTTGGCACAGAATCAACGCGAAATCAGTTGTATTACGAAAAAATAAGTGCTCATCAACTACCAGTAAACGAAAACGCTGAAGTGCGACCAAATCTGAACGATCAAATGCCGATGAACTGGGGGCATAAATATGAACCACTATCAGTTCTCTTGTACGAATACTATAATGACGTGAAAGTGGAAGAATTTGGTTGTATAGAGCACTCTATAATTCCTTGCCTGGCAGCATCGCCAGATGGTATTGTGACATCAAAAAGAAACAATGGAAGAATGATTGAGATCAAGAACCCGACGACTCGCGAAATAACACAAACACCTAAAATGGATTACTATATTCAAATGCAACTACAAATGGAAGTATGTCAGCTGGATAGTTGCGACTTTGTCGAGACGAAATTCAAAGAATACGAGTCTTATAGTGAATATAAAAAGGACAATTATAAAGTAGAAAAGGGTATGATTATCGTATTAATAAAAGACAACGTTGAATTGGTTTATGAATATATGCCATTGTTCAATAATTCGGAAGAATTTATGGAAGAATTTACGGAGAGCGTCTACAAAAAATATGGATTTGAAGATGCTAAACTACAACATAATGGATACAGATGGTTCAAGAATATTTACTGGAAATTGGACACATTTTCTTGTGTCTATGTTCCGCGAAACAAGAAGTGGTTTGCAAGTGCCTTACCAAAAATCCGGGAGTTTTGGGAGAAGGTGATTGAAGAGCGAAAAGTTCCAGAATCTTATCTCAAATACAAGGCAAAAACGAGAGATTCAAATAAACCCAAAGAGCAAAAAGAAACAGAGGTTATTGTTTTAGGTTAAATGGTAAAAATAATTAAACACAAAACAGTTTTAATAATAAATGAAGTTAAAACTGTTAAACTTGTCTTTTTTATTTAATTCTGCGATGAATAGAAAATGTGATTTAAATATGAAATGTACGTTGCATAAAGATTCCTTTATAGGTTCGTGGGCAATATATGAAAAAGACAAAAGAGATGTTATACATTTACAACCCCATGGGGCTGTATATAAAACGATTAATATAAATCCGACGGCGTATTCGGAATATGTTGGTGGGTGGGAGATAATGGAAAAAACAGATGAGTTTTATTTTAATATAAAAGACAAAAATTATTATGGAAAAGTAATCAATAACACCCTGAAAATCAACGGAACCGTTTGCGAAGGTAAAAAAGCACCTTGTTATCTTAGCAATTTTACAATTGTTCCGTTATTTGAACAATTTCACAATATTACAATTATGAATAATACTGATGTTGATAAGTTTGTCTATTTGACACAAGAAAATGTAACTGGTACTTGGATGATAGAGAATACACACACAAATCAAATAAATATTGTAGAATTGTTCAATAATAAAACATGGACCAGTGTTTATAGCAATAAAGATATATTGCGCGGTAAATGGAATTTGTATAACGACACTAATAAGATCAATACAAATATAGTTTCAAATTTGTTTGGGAGAAATATTTGGTTATCAATCGTTCCCAAAAACTTTCATTGTTATTCTGAGAACGATATCATGTTTTTAGGTAAAATTACACAACTTGGTAAGGTTGACGACAGTTACCAGATTCCAATCTCTTCTAAAATAAACGGCTCGGTTGTCTACTGTTTTGAGATGGACCCCGAAATAAGCGAGAATTTTTATATGAAGAGGTGGTTTAAAGGTTATTAATAAAGTTATGGCTATAATTGTGATGAATATTATTTCACTGTGTGGACTCATTCCGTATGTTGTTTTGTCATTTTACTACAACTCGCACGGAATGTTCATTATTGCTGTGAACGGTTTTTTATTTCATAGTTTCCCAAATAATAATTCACTATATTTTTTAGATATTACAACAAATTCGTTCTTTTTTATATATTCTGGATTAAAATTCTTTTTTGTGTTTAAATGCGCATCATTTGTTCTATTTGTCTTTTTATTGAACAATCGCTTCTTGAAAAAATATAAAATATTATGCGAAATAGTTCATGTTGTTTTTGTCCAGTGGGTTGGATTATATGCAATTACTCATTTATACCACCACGATAAATGCTTTCCGATATTATTTTTATGCTAACCCGAACCCGAATATTTTTTTCAACATAAGAGATAAAATTGATTTAAACTCATCTTGATTATAACATGAATACCCAGAAAATATGGCTGACGACGATATTGAAATGTACGTCATCAAGCGCAATGGTTCGCAAGAGAAACTGTCGTTCAAGAAAATTTTAGAACGTACAAAGAAAATTGGTGAAAAATTTGAAAATAACATTAATCATTCGCAACTTGTGAATAAGATTATTGATCAGCTACATAATCATATTCACACTTCTGAGATTGACGAGTTGCTTTGTCAAGTATGTGCCTCTCTTGCGTCAACGGACTACGAATATCATAATCTAGCCAGTCATTTGTGTATTTCGAATCATCAAAAAGAAACAAATGATGATTTTACCGAGAATTACACTAAAATCTATAACAATGATGGCGGATATTTGAGTTCAGAGTTTATGCGTATTATTGAGAAACATGGCGAACATTTCAAAACATTTATAAACAACGAGAATGATTATTTGATTGACTATTTTGGGTTTAAAACATTGGAGCGCGCATATTTGATGAAGTTTGATGGAAAGATTTATGAGCGCATTCAGCATCTTTGGTTGCGTGTAGCAATTCAAATTCATGGCGAAGATTTAGAAAAGGTGGAAGAAAGTTACCACGGACTTTCAAACAAACTATTTATTCATGCGACGCCAACTCTATTCAACTCTGGAACAACCCGCCCCCAGTTGAGTTCGTGTTATCTGATTGGAATGGAAAATGATTCAATTGATGGCATTTTCAATACGTTACATGATTGTGCATCTATCAGCAAATGGGCTGGTGGTATTGGGTTGCATATTCATGATGTTCGCGCAAAAGGTTCCAAAATCGTAGGAACAAATGGTTCATCAAATGGATTGGTACCAATGCTGAAGGTTTTCAATAACACGGCGCGCTATGTTGATCAATGCATAGTTCCAGAAACTTATATTTATACGATGAACGGTCCGAAGGAGATTCAATATTTGGAAACCGGGGTTGACCATATTTACAATGAAAAAGGTGCTCTTGAAGTTGTGGGCAATGTTTTGGAGCATGCTTACAGTGGTGATATTTTGAGCATTTCAACAATGCACTCTATTGAGCCAATGAAAATCACAAGAGAACATCCGGTTTTGTCAGTATTGAATCAACCAAAGGGAACTTCGTTTAAGGTAATTAAGAACAGGCTTTCTAAAAATTTGGCGCACATTGAGTACAACGAAGCAAATAATTTGAACGAAGATTCTATTATTGCTTACAGCATTCCACAACACAGTGTAGATGTTGAACACATTACGCAAGACGACTGTTATGCTTATGGACTCATGCTGGGAGATGGATACTTGAGTAATTCGAATCGTCAGTGTTCAATTACATTTGGAACCCATACAAAGTCAGAGCAAATTGAATTCTTTAAACGTTATTTGGATCATAAACTTATTCGTTATACCATCAGTGATAATGGAAATGAAAATGGCAACACAACAAAGATTATTTGGACACGCGGTGTTGATTTCCCATTCAAGTATGGTGATATATACAACTTTGATAAAGAAAAAAGTGTTTGTACGCGAATGATTAACTTACCTAAAAATAAGGTTAAATATATTGTGAAGGGACTTTTGATGAGTGATGGATGTTTGCACAAAGAAGTCGTATTTGACAGCACTTCGCGCGTTCTGATTGAGCAAATGCGGTTCATGCTCATGAAAATGGAAACATTGTCATCTGGATACATTCGCGATAGGCGAGGAGAGACCCATGAAATTCGTCACGGAGAATTTATTACAACTAAAAAGATCTCTTATGTTTTAAGAGTGCCAAAAACAAAGGGTATTTGTGAGTTGTTGAATCTAGAAGAACCAGAAGATTCTTTCGTCAAGTTCTTGAAATATGAAAAATATTTATTTACCCGCATCAAATCAATTGAAACTGAGACATACAACGGCGTGTTGTATGATCTTCAAATGAAAGAGGAACATAACTATATGATTCACAATGGTATTGTCCACAACGGCGGTGGCAAACGAAGTGGAAGTTTTGCCATGTATTTGGAGCCATGGCATGCGGACATTGAAGATTTTCTTGAATTGCGAAAAAATCATGGAGATGAAGAAATGCGTGCTCGCGATCTCTTCTATGCGCTATGGATTCCGGATTTGTTCATGAAAATGGTAGAGACAGATGATTATTGGTATTTAATGTGTCCAAATAAGTGCAAAGGACTATCTGATTGTTATGGTGAAGAATTCGACGAAAAATATATGAACTATGTTAAAGAGGAGAAATATGAAAGAAAAATGAAAGCGCGTGAGCTATGGTTTCAGATTTTGGACAGTCAGATGGAAACAGGTACTCCATATATGTTGTACAAAGATGCTTCAAACATGAAATCGAATCAAAAGAATCTTGGTGTAATCAAATCCTCAAATTTGTGTACGGAGATTATTGAATACAGCGACAAGGACGAAACCGCTGTTTGTAATTTGGCATCCATTAGTCTGAGTTCCATGGTAGACGAGAAAACAAAAGAATTTGATTATGAAAAATTGGAAAAGGCGACAAGTATTGTTACCGAGAATCTGAATAAAATCATCGATGTGAACTTTTATCCGACGATAAAAACAAAACGTAGTAACTTCAACCATCGTCCAATCGGCATTGGCGTTCAGGGTCTAGCAGATGCGTTTGCCAAGATGGATATTGATTACGACAGCGATGAGGCTCAAAAAGTGAACAAAAATATATTTGAAACGATTTACTATTCTTCGTTGAAAAAGAGCAATGAATTGTCTCGCTCCAGAAATGCTAGTGTTTTGATTCTACAACAAGAGTTTATGTTTGATTTGTTCAAAAATATCCCTGGATATTTTGAATGGTTCGTAGAAATATTCCGTCATAATTATTATGATCCAGATTTTAAATATTTTAGTTGCGGCAATCCTGATATTGAAGAGCATGTAACAGAAAACTATCATTCGGCAAAGTCATGTATTCGCGAAGTATTTGGCGCAGATTATTATTATGTTATCGACAAATACATCAAATCTCAAGAAGAAAAATATGGTACGAACGTTAACAAATATGAAGATATGGACCCATCCATGAAAGACAAACTTGTTCAAAATATGCATAATGGAGCATACTCCACATTTGCCGGTTCGCCATTGAGTGAAGGTAAATTCCAATTTGATTTGTGGGGAGTAGAACCAAGCGACACATATGATTGGGACGGACTGCGAAAAGAAATTGTTAAGTTTGGCGTAAGGAATTCCTTATGTGTCGCGCCAATGCCAACTGCGTCAACCGCACAGATTTTGGCAAATAATGAGTGTTTTGAACCATTTACAAGCAATATTTACTCAAGACGAACATTGGCGGGTGAGTTTGTCGTGATTAATAAATATTTGATGAAGGAGTTAAAGGACGCCGGATTATGGAGCGTTGACATGAAAAACGAAATAATTGAACAAAAGGGTTCTATTCAGAAAATAAATTCTATTCCACCGAAGATTAAAAACAAGTACAAGATTGTTTGGGATATGTCAATGAAGCGTTTGATTGATATGGCAAAAGAACGGGGTGCTTTCATTTGTCAGAGTCAATCAATGAATCTCTGGGTAGAAGACCCAAATTATAAAAATCTCACATCTATGCACTTTTATGCCTGGAATTCGGGATTAAAAACAGGGATTTATTATTTGAGACGCAAGGCAAAGCACCAAGCACAACAGTTTACAATTGAACCGACAAAACAAATGTCAACCAATTTGAGCAATGAAAATATTTCGCACACTCAACAAGAAGATGAAGTGTGTGAAATGTGTTCTGCGTAAATGATTACTTCCAAAAATTAATGTAAAAATAGACAGAAGATAAAAATAAAATTATTGTTAATGTTTTGTATAGAAATGTTTGAGAAACAATATTTTTCATCACAATCAAAGAACCGATGTATATTCCAATTATACTAGAAAATATCACTCTTAGCGATACGCCCCATTTTATTTCAGACCAATAGTTTCTCACACCTAATACTGATTGGGGAAGAAGTTGCATTAACATAGAAACTGAGACGGCTTGTTTGAAAGTAAGTCCAGTTTGAATTAACAATGGCACGCTGAGAATACCAGCACCAACGCCTGTTGCGCCCATACTAATTCCAACCCCGAGACCAATTAACAAATCATAAATAATTCGCAACATGTAAATATATAATTTATATATTTTTTAATTTGAAGGATCTTCTATGGAATGGTGAATAACCGTGATCTCTGATACCTTCAATATGTACCTTTGTCCCATATCCTTTATTTGACAACAGTCCATATTTTTCTTGATAATCTGGATTTTCTTCAACGAAACCTTTTATGTATTTGTCCCTAAACACTTTTGCCATGATTGACGCGGCGCTTATTTCTTTATGTAAACTATCGCCTTTAATGACACACTTATATTGAATAGGATACAAATTATCATTGTATAAATAAGTAAATGGTTTGAAGTAGTTACCGTCAACTAAAATTACAATACTTCGTAGCAAGTAATGATTGTCTACACCACGTTCTATATTTTGAGGGTGATTTATAATTTTATCGATAACATTATTTACACTTTTGTGCATGCTTCGCTGCGTTGCTTGTAATATGTTATATTTGTCAATTTCTAGATGATCGCAATAATCAACGCTATAATATTCACAATTTTGAATAATATATTCACTTACTTCATTTATTTTTTTTTCAGATGTAAACTTCTTACTGTCTTTTAGAACACTTTTGTCAAATAACTCATCATTTTCGGGCAATACAACAGCACCGGTATAAACTGGACCAAATAAAGGGCCACGTCCGGCTTCGTCGACGCCAATGATTATTGGTCTCTTTTCCGCCATGTGTTTCTTGTATTTATATAATATTCTTTATCATAAATCAATTTTATTATATAAATTATATATATATACATAATTTATATATGTTATTCAAAACAAATCTGGTTGAAATATTACTTTTATTGATTGTCACCATTATTTTTGCTTGGGTTGGTGTACACAAGAACATGGTCGTTGCTTATAATTCAGACATTATAGAAAGTATGGATACAGAAGCTGAAGTACCAAAATGCTCGGGGATGCCGAATGTTCCTGGTTGCCATGACACTGTCATTACTGATTATGACCCATATAGCTACGACAGCAAATATATCTTGAAGACGCAAGTAGTTCCACCGGTTTGTCCTGCGTGTCCTAGTGTGATCAACGCTCACGACCACGGAAATAATTTATACGATGGGATGGTAGATGAAAACGGGAATTCCATTATTCAAACGTCTACTGAAATAAACCAAGATACCCAAGTATCTAATTCTTCAAATGAAGAATACAGTAGTGTAACAAACGTTGAAAATACTACAATTAATAACAACGGCAATCGCGAGAATCAAGTCAAGTCAAGCGACGATAAAACCAATTCAAATAATAATGTAAATTCTGACAAAGATATGGTCGGAAACACCAATATCTTATCCGATCAAATTCTGAAACGACAACAATCATTTTATGACCGCGAAAGTTCTTCAGAAAATGTATCTGGTCAATGTCCGCCTTGCCCAGCGTGTGAAAGATGTCCTGAGCCAGCGTTCACATGTGAGAAAGTAATTAACTACAAATCGCCATCATCAAAACAATACTTGCCCATGCCGGTACTGAACGACTTTAGTTCTTTCCCTTCAAGTTCTTCTTAATCTTTTGAGTCATTCGTTTAGTTTTACATTTTCGATTAACGTTAAAAGTTTTACATTTTGTCTCCTGTGGAACAATCTGTATAACGCATTTTGATTTTACACCATACAACGGTTCAGTACACCCATTTTCTTTTTTTGGCCTGAAAATATCATTTTTGATTGTTTTGTTGCATCTGGCTCTAAAATGCTCATATCTCTCTTTGACGTCACAGTAAGTAAGACCACTTTTTTTACCGAGCATTTTATTGATAAGTTCATGCAAATCATAAATATACTTCGAAAAAGTATGTCTATTTTTCATATATTTGTCTAAAAGCGGAAGTTTTTTAAAGTTCTGGACTAAATTGGTCCTACAATACTTACACGGCAAGACATATTTCAAGTTTTGAACCCAATTTTTATATTTCTTTTTTTGAATTTTTGTTGGATTGTTCGGATAATTAAAACTGATAGCGTGCAACGAATGCCATAGTCCGGGACCCCAAACTGCGGTCAACATTCCGTCTTTGCTTTTATAATCTTTTTTTGTAAATACTTTTTTTTGCTTTTTAATAGTTGCCATTATACTATTTTTAGAAACTTTTTTCAACGCAAAATTATATCGTATATTGTATTTGATGAACTTTATTTATAAACACGGTCAATGGTTTCTTCAATAAGTATATGAATCTGTCTAATAGGTGACGCAATATTAATGTTATATTTTGAAAAGATAACATCAAAATAATAAGAATGGTGATTTTCAATGATTTCGTATTTTCCGGTTTTTATATTTTTAACAATCATTCGTATTATTGGTAATTATATATTATGAATTATATATATGGGATACATTTATACCATTTTACTTGTATCATTAACAGCAATTGGGTTGTCATTTTTGGCATATCGCGTCTATTTACACTCTCAAAAAGAAAAACCAAGCTATCTTGAGAACAACGAATTCAACGATAGTAAACAAACAAAAAAGGCAAACCTGTTATTTTTCTATGCTGATTGGTGTAAACATTGTCAAACCTCAAAACCAATCTGGGAAAATGTGAAAAAAGATACGAATTTTCTAAGATTCAACGTCAACTTTGTAGACATAGATGGTGATGACAATAATAATGAAAACCTAATGAAGATCTATAATGTAAAAGAATACCCCACCATAATTCTTGAGCGCGATGATAAAAAATACATTTTTGACGCCGAACTAGAAACCGAGACGCTGTTGAGATTTATGTCCTCGGTTTATCATTTAAATTAATATTTTTCATGACCACATTTGTCGCATTCAAAGTATCGTTCATTGTGGTATTCTGCGTACCTAATATAATTGTGTTCACATGTCATAATTGTTTCTTGCCTTTTTCTGCGACTTTCGTTTTGGATTCTTTGAAATAAACGTCTATATTCTTGAGTAACATTGTTGTATTCTTCGATTAATTTTTTTTCTAAAGATTGAAGTTCTTCAATAGTCAAGGTTTTCGTATTGAGTGAAGAGTTAATTTCTCCTATCAGTTCACTCATTTTTATATTGTTATATCTTACCATAACACTATAAACAAAATCAATTTTTATTTGTCTAATCATCATCTCCTGGATTTATTATTGTTTCGTTAATGACATCATCACTTGCCGAGGTTTGTATTTTGTTAATAATAACATCAACACGTGCCGTGGTTTGACAACACGTGGCATAAGTCTCTTTTAATGCTTTTAACCCGGCGACACTTTTTTTTAAACATGTATCTAAACGCTCTTTCATTTTATCATCTTCTTCTTTTAGTTTTAGTGCGGAGTTTATAACAAGATTAATTTTCTTTATAGTTTCATTTCTATTATCTTGACGGCGCCATCTTCTTATAAATTCGGGGACAATGCTTTCATATTCAATATTCAAATATGGTCCGCGAGATATTAGCTTTTGATTGACTTGTATTTGCTCTAATACTTTTAAATTGACTAATACTTCGTCTATATCCATATATTTATTAAAAATACTATAATATATAATTATGAACAATATACCTCGTTTGAATATAGACGAACTATATGAAACAAAACAAAAATCAGATTTACAAAAAGTGAATATTTTCAACAAATTATTAGAAAAGATTCACTATAAAATAAAGGTGGCGTCTAGACAAAGAATTGATAATGAATTTTGTTATTATGTCATGCCAGAGGTCCTTATAGGTTATCCAAATTACAATTTTGAAGAGTGTCTCTTATACGTGATATCGTGTTTGCAACGTGATGGATTTTTGACAAAATATATACATCCAAATCTAATTTTAATATCTTGGCGTCACGTTGTTCCAAAGTATGTTCGTGATGAATATAAAAATAAAACTGGGAAAGTAATAGACAAGTTTGGAAATACACTTGATAATAAAACGACAACTGAAAATTTTACTACACTCATAGATACTCCAAAAACAGAAACATCTAGAACCGCAAATACAACCAAAAGTGACTACAAACCATCTGGTAAATTTATCTATGATAAAGACGTTTTGAAGAAAATCCAAGAAATATTATAACTTACACGTCATTTACGAGAAAAACGAAGAAAAAGTATTTTTTAATCTTTCCCCCCTACTTTCAATAGAATTATATTTTTTTTGGTCAACATTACTATTCAAACGGTTTGTCGTAGAATTTCCCAACGAAATTTTATTTACTTCTTTGGTTTGTCCTCTTTTTTGAGCATTTTCAAGAAATTCTTTTTGCAAATCGTTGGGAGATTCTTGCTGCGTACTTACAGTTTCCTCGCTATTGTTATTATTTGTTTGATTTATGTTATTGATCGCTTGTGGTATTTCTTCAGATTGTATTGGTTCTTGTTGAGTTGGTTCTTCTTGGCTCTCTTCTGCTTGTATTGGTTCTTCTTGGCTCTCTTCTGCTTGTATTGGTTCGGACGACAAAGGACTGGGAACAGAACTCATTTGTGGAACTTGTGGTGAGGTCATTTCCATTGGTTGTTCTGATTTGATAGTATTTTCAGATAAACCAACGTTACTGGTTTCAGTAGGTGTCATTAGTGGTGTTGTTGGTGGTGGTGTTGGTGTTGGTGTTGGTGTTGGTGTTGGTGTTGGTGTTGGTGTTGGTGTTGGTGTTGATGGTGGTGGTGGTGGTGGTGGCGTTTCAGTAATAATAGGAGATGGTTCGGGAATAGGAGGAGGTATTGTTTTTTCAGTTGGAACTGGCATAGATGGTACCACCACTTCAGATTGAACCGATTTTTCTGGGGAAGTCATTTCAATAGGCGATGTGGGAACTGTTTCAATATTATTGGATGTATTGACAGGAACAGCGTTGGAGATAGTAGACGATTCTTGTGCGCTAGGTTTGTTTGAAACCTTAAACTGATTACTGGACATGTTTGGCATTTTAATTTTTTCATTGAGCAACAAATTCCCATTTAAGATAAGATTATTTTCACGCTTATTTGAATTATTTGAATATTTGTTGGAGGCATTCAGATCATTATTCTTATTGTTTCCAGTAAAAGCAAAACTTTTGACTTGAGCTTCAACTAATTCACCATAACGGTTTTCATACATTTTTTCATACAATAACAATGCTTCTATGAAATTTTTTTCACAATTAGTATACATTTGAACAATGCAACTCTGCGCCATTTTCTGTTTCTCAGACAGTTTTTTCATATCTAGTTCTGGATGAATTGTGTATTCTAATTCAAACAAATCATCATCTTCTCCGCTTTGTTCGTGTTTCATAAACATTGATTTGAGAATATATAACAGCTGCTTTTTGTACGACCTAGTCCCTTGTTGTATTTCCTCGATTTTAGAAATATATTTTTGAAATAACACGTCATTTTTTGATACCAACAAATCTTCAAAATAATCGTTATTTTTACATCGTGGCAAATTATGAAAATCTAATAGTTCAATGTCTGAAAATGATGTTACATTTGCGGGCTTTTTCTTTTTACCTGTAAATATCCGGAAAAACAAAGCAACGTCGCGCTTGTACTGTTCTTCCATCTCTTTTGATCGTCCCGACCATTCTGATGTTTCTTCGTCGTACAAATCATAATATAAATTGTCTAACTCTTTAATACCGATCTCATTTGATAATTTAAAATCACCTTCGTTGTTTTCCGGTATGTTCATCGAGCACAGTTCTTCACCGGGATTCATTACAATATAATCGCTGTTTTCATCTTGCTGTTCCAGTTTATTTTTTAATATAAACAGACGTCTCCTAACTAATGAAAGTGGGTTTTCTAAATGATATAACTTTAGTTTATTTGTAGCGAGGTCGACCATCTTCAAATCATCATAATCTTTGAGGTAAAAGTAATTATCCTCACCATTTTCATCTTTGTATGTATATTGTGGGTCAACAACAGAAACGATGCTACTGAACAATGTAAAGATTTTCACATAGAATTTGGAAATTATCAAAAGAGCCTCTTTTTTCTTATCTTCATTGTACAACAACGGTTTCATCTTTTCAAGCTCCGAAAAATAAACAAGTTCACCATGGTTAGTATTTTTTGGTTTAACATTTGTATTCGTAATTCGGTCTTTCAAAGCACCTATATCCAAATTTGTTAGTTTTTCATCAAGAATACGACATGTTAAAATGACAAAATTATCTCTATAGTCACTATCAGAAAATCGCAGCATGTCCACAACATTCTGCTTGAACATGTAGTTTGACGCAATTTCGTCAATGACCTTTAGTAAACTTTCGTTATTATTACCGGTATTGCCGATATTACCGGTATTGCCGATATTACCGGTATTATCATTATTGGTATCATTGTCATTATTATCTCTATTTCTTATATTATAAGACAGCGAATTTCCCATTATATATTATATACTATATTTTGAATTTATAATAAAATTGAAATAAATAATATTCATATTATAGAATAACAAATATCTTTGAAAATGTCCGACAAAAAACATCTTAAAAAAACTGTCAAAACCAAAAAGAACAAAAGGTATAAGAAAAGTAATTTATGGAAAATAATTGACGACGAAGAAGAAAATTCTTCTGAAAAAATAGAAATAATTTACGAAAAAGACAATGTAATCGAAACAAACATTTGTCAAAGTTGTCAGGACCCCCTCTACTTTAGTGAAGGGTTTTTGTTATGTTCAAATAATAAATGCGGCCGATTGTACAAAGACATGATAGATTTTAGCGCTGAATGGAGATATTATGGAGCAGAAGACAATAATATGGCTGACCCAACACGTTGTGGTATGCCCATCAACCCGCTATTAATAGAATCGTCGTTTGGATGTAAAGTAATGTGCGGCAAGTCTTCTTCTTATGAAATGCGAAAAATCAAAAGATATACAGAGTGGCAAAGTATGCCATACAAAGAAAAGTCAAAATACGACGACTTTCAAATGATAACGTTAATTGCCAAAAATTCAGGTATTCCTAAAATTATGATTGATGAAGCAATCCGTTATTATAACAAATTATCCGAAGCAAAAACATTTCGTGGACTCAATCGCGACGGCATACTTGCGGCTTCAATATACATCTCCTTTAGTAAAAATAAGAATCCGAGAACACCTAAAGAGATCGCAACAATATTCAATTTGGATAATACAAGCGCAACTAAAGGTTGTAAAAACGCAATGAATATTCTAAATGATTTAGAGATGCAAGTTGAAGAGCATGAAAAAACAATTATGACCAAGACGACCCCGTGTAATTTCATCGAGAGATATTGTAGTAAACTCAACGTAAACCAGGAATTAACTAAATTGTGCTTATTTATTGGCCAGAACGTCAAACAGCGCAATCTCATACCAGAAAACACGCCGCATTCAATCGCAGCAGGAATAATATATTATGTTTCTCTAAATTGCAATTTGAATATTTCTAAAAAAGACATTCATCATACAAGTAAAATAAGCGAAGTTACCATAAACAAGTGTTATAAAAAACTTGAAAATTATAGTGAATATTTAATTCCCAAGACAATTATAGAAAAATATAATATGTAGTCAATATAGACTTAGAGTCAATATTTTAGATGGACCTGGCTGGCAATTTAAAGTTAGCTTTCATTATACCATACCGTGAACGCAACGAACACAAACACTTCTTCGAAAGATATATGAAATATATTCTTGAAGATTACGACTCGTCAAAATATGTAATATTGTATATCCAACAAGACGATGATCTTCCGTTTAATCGTGGTGCGATGAAAAATATAGGATTTCTTTACATTAAACAGTTTTATCCAAAAAACTATACAAATATTACACTTGTCTTCAATGATATAGATACTTTACCATATTGCAAAAACTTGCTTGATTATGATACAGTACATGGGAAAATCAAACATTTTTTTGGTTTTACTTTCGCTCTCGGAGGTATTTTTTCAATAAAAGGGTCTGATTTTGAAAAAATAGATGGATTCCCAAATTATTGGCAATGGGGATTTGAAGATAATGTGATAAATAAGCGCGCACTTGAAAACAACATTGAGATCAATCGTGATCAGTTTTACAAAGTTGGTTCTCATAAAATATTGCACTTTTGTGATGCGACGAATAAACTAATGAGTCGCAATGTTTTGAAAAAACAGTTTGACAAAAACTACGCCGAGAAAGATGGAATTTCTAAATTGAAAAATGTCAAATTTTCCGAAAAAGATGAAGAAAATATTGTTCATGTGACACATTTTGAAGGATTGTATGGTGACACGAGTGAAGAAGTAATCAATTACCCGCTGTCAAATGGCAACAAAATAATAAATCCTGAACGCCGAAAACAAACCAAGAAATTATTATTTCTCTAGTTATCTCTTTGTTGATATTTCATTCATATTATCTCGTATTGCCTTGAAAATTTTCTGATTGGTTGTAATATTTTCACACTTCGGACTATTATCAATGCCGTTGTATTCTAAAATAATTTTTTCCACATTATTTTCATGCTCTTTCAACTTTTCTAGAATGGTTTCCTCGGAATAATTCGTTTGTCTTTTGATCACGCTTACGAACTCCTTTTTAGATTCTGTCATTATAATAACTATTTGTAGGTTTGTTTAAACTTATTATAAATAAATTATTTTTATTCTTTATCTCTGTATTATATATAATGCTTATTAGCTCATTTTGCTCGCCAGCAATTGTCTATATTGTCTTCTCGTTCGTTCATATTTTGATGTCTATATTCGATGGTGATAAGAAGGGTGCGTTTTTACAAGCCTTGATGGGATTATTGATAACATTACTTTTGCAGTTTTTATGTATGAACGGACTATCATTATTGTCGTGGATTATTGCGTTCCTCCCATTGATATTTTATACTTATATGGTGATCCTACTTTACAGTATATTTGGAAAAGGGTATGACGGTGATAAAGAATGAAAACTAGATAAATAATGAATTAAAGATTTCATTGAATATTATTTATTACCAGTTAATGAAATCTTTTACAAAGTTAAATAGCAGCTGGACTTTTTACTTGCACTTACATGACAACCGCGAGTGGAATCTTGAAAGTTACATCAAAATACTTGAGTTTGATGACGCTGAAAGTGCGATATTATTGAATGATGAAATAAATTATGATTTGATAAAAAAATCAATGATATTTGTTATGAGATGTGATGTTAAACCCATGTGGGAAGATGAAAATAATAAGGATGGTGGTTGTTTTTCGTTTAAAATCGCAAGTAAAGACGTTGAAAAAATATGGAAAGAAGTATATTATAGATTAGTCGGTCAATCATTGACAAAAGAACAATGTCATTACGAAAATATAAATGGAATTACAATGTCCCCGAAAAAAAAGTTTTGTATTTTGAAAATATGGATGAAAGATTGTACACTAGAAAATCCAAATATTTTTGTCAAGATAAATAACTTAAAATGCGACGGTTGTCTTTTTAAAAAGCACTCTCTGGAATATTAATAAGACATTGTGATTTTTCCTTTTTCGTTTTTACTGGTACACGAATAAAGTCATTGTTTATATATTGTGTGAGATTTTGGTATTTTTGAATGTTATATTTCTTCTTATTATAATAAGTTTTACGTTTATTAAACTGTCTTTGAAAAATATCGTGTTTGTCGACAATGTCAATAACAAGAGGGCGTTTGTGTTTGCTGCGCAATATTCGTCCCACGCTTTGACACACATCTGTTTTAGGTGTTGCCATACAAAGTGTCGTAAGGGTTTTGATATCAAGTCCTTCGGATGCCATTGCATAAGTGGCAATAATTATTTTTTTTGTTTCACTTTCTTTTAATTGTTCTTCTTTCATTCCACCAATATATAGTCCAACGCTTTTTTCAAACACTTGTGCTTTGTGAAATATTTCGGCGATTAAACTTTTGTTATGCGCAAGTATCATAATTTGTTGTTCATAATTGTCTTTTAATTCGTGATGGATAACATTCAAAATCATACTTGTTCGGGATTCATTGGAACATATTTTTGATATCATCTTGCTATATTGAGGGTTTCCCTTGAAATCAGTTTCAACATTATTGTATTCATAATTATCTGGGTCTTCAAAGTAAAGGGCTTTGATGAGAACTTCTTCCTGACTTTCGCTCTTTTCTTTGTGAACGACCGGTCCAATAAACCACTTGAACACTTTTGTAAGACCATCTTTTCGCGTCATGGTTCCACTCAGACCAAGAATATAATTTGTATTAAGGCGAATCATTACCTGTGAAAATACTTCTGCGCTAAGGTGATGACATTCATCATAAACAGTCAATCCAAATTGGTTGACAATATCATCTGAAAAATCCTTTGTTGATAGTGTTTGAAGCATACCAATAACAATATCTTTTCCTTCAACGTCTATTGTCTTTCCTTGTATAAATCCCACATTTGCGTCTGGTAGAAATTGCTGAATGCGTTCTTTCCACTGATTCATCAAAAATGTCTTGTGAACAATAACAAGTGTTTTTTTCTTTATTCTAGAAATAATATTTAATGCCATTACGGTCTTTCCTTTACCAGGTTCAACGTCTAACAAACCGCCGCCACTAGTTTCTATATGTTTGATATATTTCTCAATAATATTTACTTGATAGTCAAACAACGAACCATTAAAATTAATATTTATGGAATCTCCTTGTGAAATATTAATTTTAGAAACAGAGCCATATTTTTCTATTCCGAAATGCCTTGGTATATAGATTTTATTTGTGGATTCGCGATAAACTGGATACGATACTGAGCAACTATACCCCGGCATACCAGAGTTGGGTTTGACCGTTAATTCATTTCTTAATTCATACATTTCTGATTGGCTGAGCGTATTTTTTTGTATACTGTATCCCTTTTTTCCAATGTAATACCTTGTTTTATCTTTTTCAGACATTACGAAATGGGGTTCACGCTTTATTATAGGGTTATTTTTTTATATATTCTCAATATATAAAAGAAATAAAATGATGAAAAATGTCAGAAAAATGATTAATGCTGATGTAGTTGTTGCCGTTTTATTAGCAGTTCTTATTATTTTTGAGTTAAAAGTAGAAGAAGATATTAGACATTTTATGAATTCTGCGTTAGGACTGTTGTTATGTTCAGTTTCTATTGTGTTAATGTTTATTTATTTAAATCCACTTGTTGCTCTTTTGTTTATTGTTTACTTTTACGAAAACGTAAGACATGATAATTTGCAATCTGGGATGTATGATAAATACACCAACAAAAATGTTTTGGACGCTTTGATGAAAACAAAGAAGATTACACAAAAGAAACAAGATGTTGTTGAGATTGAAACAATCAAAAAGATGGCACCTATCATTCAAAAACGCGAAAATATGTTATCTTTTAAACCAAATAATTACAATAAAAGAACTTATAAAATTATTTAACTTATAGATCCATCTTGTTCCGACACGTTTTGGGTTGCATTTCCCTGCAATTTTCTATATACTTGTTTCGCGATATATAATATTAATGGAAACAGCACTAGAAGAGCGCCGGCTATTGAGAATATTAAAACAAAATTACTAACAGAATTGTCTGTAGTAAAAATGTCACCGATTGTTGGTATAAGTTCGTAAGACATAGATTTAAGATTTTTTATTTCTGTTTCGCTATCACTATATGGCGAACATTCAATGACAATATCATTATCTCGTGCGCTTGCCATTTGATATAATATATATATATATAAATTATATAGATTATATTATTTGATGTCCGACGAAATCGATAATTTTTTCGAGCTGTACAAAATAAATATTGCATGTTATTACAATTCCAAAATAATATTGAAAATCATAAACGATGATTCTACAAATATTTCGCCAACAGTAATAGAAATGATTGGAAGTTACGAGACAAATCGCGAAAAAATAAAAATATTTGATGATGAAGTTTATGATGAACACCATAGATACGTAAAAAAAATATTGTGTAAACTATTCAGCGAAAAAGAAGAACAATCGCCCTTGTTTAAAAACTTACGCTCTGAAGTTGCTGGTTGGAAAAATTTAATGACATTTATAGATACCATTACTGATGGCGCGAGAAAATTGCACCAAGATGTACGTGAGAGTTTCGGAACGGATGAAGACGCAAAACAATTCAATGAATTTATTGATTTGGTTGCCAACGAAGTATTTTTTAATCAAGAATAATAATCATTTTTATTCGTCTTCGTAATCATCTTCTTCGGATTCGTAATCATCGGCTTCGGCTTCGTAATCATCGGCTTCGTAATCATCTTCTTCGTCATCAGATTCTTCCCCCCCTCGCCCCTCCTCCGGCTCCCTCATCACGCTCACCCTCACCCCTTCTTTGCCATAGTTTTCGTATGGTTCAATCCCCTTTGCTTTTGTATCGTCCGTTTTCTGGATCGCCCGTTTTCTGGATCGTCCGTTTTTTGGATCGTCCGAATCTGTTTCATTCGAGTGGTCATTGAACCGTTTTACTAGTTTTGTGATGTATTTGCTTTCGCTATCAGAGTCATTTTCCTTCGCTATCAGAGTCAGTTTCTTCAGTTTCTTATATAGTAATAATATGTGTTTAGCATTTTCTAAACTATCTATTTCATTATCTTTGATGCTAATAACCGGTTTCACATAATCTGTATAGAATTTGTCTCCTTCACTATCGTCTTCGGACGGCGCATCTTTAATTGTTACAACAAATTTTATAAATTCTTCCATTTTTGCGTTTTCAGCAAATCCTTCGCGACCACTCATCAATAATCTACGAAGATATATTAGAACATTAACTAAAATTAATGGTACCAGTAAAACAGAAATCATATTGGTTGTTTTCAAATATACGAGCAACGAAATGACCAAAAATAAAAATAGAGATTCGTTGTCTTGGTTATTGATAAAAACAAACAGATTTATTAGTGTTAACGCTAATACTACATATAGGGTACTCGTAGATTTCAATGATTTTACACCCATCTTCTTTACGTTTTTGAACATTTTCAGTAGATCTTTTTGAATTTTACTTCTGACCATCTATAATATAGATATATACAAAATTTTATTCACAAAATACAATACAATACAATGCTTTTATTTCATTTTTTAAATGAATGTCGTCTTTATTGTTTAATTGTTCACGTTCTAAATAAGTTAAAATGTTCAAAATAGTATTTCTTTTTTCATCATTCAAAACCTGTTTTTGAAGCAGTTTTTTAATTAATTTCATTTTGTTATTGTCGTGCGGGTTGATTTGTGACTGCTCCATGAAGACACTACTATACGTTCATATTTTAAATCAAGAATTTTGATATAAAAAAATCTTGCCTTATATTATTTAGAAGACCCTTTCTGTCAAAATGTCCAAAACAATCATTGAGCCACTTCTTACCGAAGATGATAACAGATTTGTAATGTTTCCAATTAAAGATGATTCAATTTGGAAAATGTATAAGAAACAAATGGATTGTTTTTGGAGGGCTGAAGAAATAGACCTTTCTAAAGATCTTGAACACTGGAACGACCTTACAGACAATGAGAGACATTTCATAAAAATGGTCTTGGCGTTCTTCGCGGCCTCTGATGGAATCGTTTTGGAAAATATCGGCGTAAGGTTCATGACAGAAGTTCAATTAGCTGAAGCGCGCGCATTTTATGGGTTTCAAATCGCAATGGAAAATATTCACTCTGAAACCTACAGTTTGCTGATTGATACATACATCAAAAATAAAGCAGAAAAGGACAAACTTTTCAATGCTATTAATGAATTTGGATGTATTCAGAAAAAAGCTAAGTGGGCAACAAAATGGATTGATGACAAGCGTTCAAGCTTTGCGACTCGCTTAGTTGCGTTTGCGTGCGTTGAGGGGATATTTTTCAGCGGTAGTTTTTGCTCCATTTTTTGGCTAAAAAAACGTGGTTTGATGCCCGGTTTGACATTCAGCAACGAACTCATTTCCAGAGATGAGGCGCTTCACACAGAATTCGCCGTATTGCTATATAACAAACTAGAGAAGAAACTATCAAAGAAGAAAATTAAAGAGATTATTAGCGAAGCGGTTGAAATTGAAAAGGAATTTATTTGTGACGCACTTCCGTGTCGCCTCATTGGAATGAACTCTAATATGATGGGACAATATATTGAGTTTATGGGCGATCGTCTTGCGGTGCAACTTGGAAATGAAAAAATTTACAACGTGTCAAATCCATTTGACTTTATGGAGATGATTTCCCTTGAGAGTAAAACCAACTTCTTTGAATCTAGGGTGAGTGACTATGCGTTAGCAACAAAAAGTGGTAAAAACGATGCATTCGAAATGAGTTCGTTTGATTTTTAAAACTCATAGTCTAAAATTAATGACATTTTTCCTCTGTATCCGGATAAAAATTGTATAAACAGAAATGACAATGTTATGCCAACAACATTGTTAAATGCGCCTAGTGGTACAAAATCATTGTTTATATTTGCACTTATTGACGGCATCAATAACAAAATTTTTCGTATATAAAACAGTGTTATTATGATAATAAACGTTTCAAGCATTACAGCAGCGCATAGTGTAATAAATCCAAAATGCGAATTGTCTTTATTATTGCGTTTATCCAAAAAGTAAATATATGTTTTCTTAAAAAATTGCTTGTTGCAAAAATGGTAACCAAAATGAATCCAAAAAAATTGTATTTTGAGTTTTCGGATTGAATCAAAGTCAGTTAGTTTGTGAAGTCTTTTTTTGAAAATAGGTCTCTAATTTAGGCATTGTATATTATATAATGTGAAAAATATATACTTAAAGATTCTTTCATTTATAAGTATATATTTTTGTTATGAATCATGAGCCATATGTTGTCATGATAAAGACTGTTCAGATAGCACCATTTAGAACTCTGATGGTCGCGCTGAAAGACATATTGTTAGAAACAAATATAACATTCCAAAAAGATGGAATCCGAATCATTAATATGGATAAGTCGCAAACGATTTTGGTTCACATGCATTTACAAGCTGAAAACTTTGAATATTATCAATGTAACAAAGAAAAAATCATTGTAGGTGTCAACATGTTACATTTATTTAAACTTATCAATTCAATTGATAATGAAGAAACTCTTAGCATTTACATAGAAGAAAAAGATTACAATGATGGAATTGTGGAATACTTAAATCTAAAATTCGAAAATAAACACATCAAGCAATGTAAGATACAAAAGTTGAAACTGATTGAGGCTGAGCAAGACGAATTAACGGTTCCTGATGTCGCTTTTAGTTCAATCATTAATATGCCGTCGGGAGATTTTCAGAAAATTATTCGCGATCTGAATAATATTTCAGACCGCCTTGAAATAAAATCTGTAAATAATCAATTGGTCTTTAAGTGTGACGGACCATTTGCTAACGCGGAAATTATACGTTCAGAAAGCGATGGTATGGGATTTATTCAAAAAAATAATAACATCATTCAAGGCGAGTTTTCATTGAAAAATCTGAATTATTTTATAAAGTGTACAAACCTATGCAATCAAATTGAGATGTATCTTGCAAATGATTTACCTTTGATTGTCAAATACAATGTTGCGTCTTTGGGGGCAATTAAATTGGGGCTAGCGCCAATACCAAATATTTCTTGATTTATAGTTCTTTTCATTTATTATATACTCAATTTATATAACAAATGAAATATTTCAAAGACAGACTGTTTTATGGAGCAATATCTTTGGTTTCTTTGGGAATACTATTGAAAACTTATCAGTATTTAACCAAATTAGAAAATTGCGATTGTTTTAATAATGCTCACGCTTACAATAGTTTGAAAGTAAATGTTGATTTTTTGAAAGCATATCAAATATTTGAGATATTTTTGGTTGCGATGTTTGTTACAATATTTTTCTTTTGTAAGCCTATTAGAAATGGTTATGATAAGAACGATTTGTTACCAAACTTTTTAAAATCATCACTAATATTACTATTAGCTTTCGTGAATGGATACATGGGTTATAATGTATTTTTGCTTTATAATTTGTCGAAAGCCACATGTAAATGCATAGATAAGTGGCAAAAGTATTTCATATATCTTCAGGGTGTGATGGGTTCAATCGCATTTTTGCGGATTGTTTTCATGTTATTTTTAACTTTTTTGTTGATTATTACGACGCATTATTCTTGATTTGAAATATAATTAATGTAAGATTGAAAATAGATTTTGCTGATTCTATATTCAGTTTTTGTCGTCGAAACATATTTTTTATATATTGTATTCAAACTGTCTTCAATATTGATGTTAAACTTTTCAATAAATGTTTTGATTTCCTCTTTCTTGTCCCACAACTTGCATTTGACATTGTTAATTATTTTGTTATCAACAATATCATGATGTGAATAAAAGCATTGTAATATTAACTTAATTAGTTGCTCGTTTAAATTATTCTTTTTGTTAGTACCGTGCTTGTTATATAAGAATAATATTTCATTTATTTCGAGGTTTGATTCTTCTTCGCACGATTCAAAATGTTCGCTCCAGAAATTTTTAAAGTCTTCCACATGTGGTAAATCAAAACTGTAGTATCCAGTCAAAATGTTATTGTTGCTTTCTTTATCATAATTTCTTCCAAAAAAAGCGAACAAACATGATAAAAATTCACTGTAACTAGCGAAACTGTTGACAAATATATCATTTTCGTATTTAAATTTTTTCCATAGAAATACAAGTTGTTTTTGTTGCACGCATTGATTGTCTTCCTGGATGATATGTTCCTCTGTAAATTGTTTTATGATTTTGTCTTTATCGATATCAAGATAGTGTATGATTTCTCTGGTTTCGTGTAAAACATTTTCTGACTCTAAATAATTATCAATATTATTATACCTATTGTAATAATAAATAGATACAATAATCATATTGATATATTGCTGTTCACTTATTTTAATATTGTTGCTATTAATCTTTGATCCTGGAATAACAAATTTTTTTAAAGTCGTGGTGTGATGATCTTGAGTGAATTTGAATTTAAAATAACTAAACAAATTTGTGTTACAAAAATAAATGGATATTTTTTTATTTAACTCAACTAAAAATCCCTTCATATTTGCACGGATAAAGATGAGAAAATCATTGTCTACTTTTTTCTGCAAAATAATCCGACCAATAGTTATAAGGAAACATTTGCTATATGCTTTTTTATGGAAAAATGTTTCGTTTAACAATGAAAGAGTGCTTTGAATCGTGTTTGAATCCGGAATAGACTCATAGATGTTGTTGTCTTTTATTTGCTTGATAATCTTGGTTTTTAAACTATTTTTTTCATTAATGTTTGCGCAAAAAATATTATTGCTGAGAAATTCTAATACTAAAAACAATAAATTGTCTTCGTTCATAGATATAAAATTGTCGCCAATATAGTTGTAATATAACTGACTCGTTTTGTTATAGTAAATATTGTGATTCCTCTCAAAATACTGCAAAACTTCTTTTTCGGTCCTCTTTAACTTATTCAATTCTTGGAGTTTTTCATAATAGTTCTCAAGTAATAAAATGAAATCTTCTTTTTCTTTATCACGAGAAATATTTTTCTTTATTTTTTCAATCAACTGATTAATTTGCGAAGAATTAGACATACATAACTAATATTCTAAATTATTTAAATAGAATATTAATAAAAATATATTATGGATTCTGGACAAGACAATCAAAACCCTGTATCTACACAAACATTGTTTTTCAACAAAATTAATACAAACCTAAGTGATTACACGGCCAATGATATATTCAAACTATTAGAAATGAAAATAGACGATTACCCTGATTACGAATCATTTGAAACAGATGCCGACGAAAAGATTAACAAGTATGTTGAAATATTCGAAGAATATAAAAATCAAAAATTGATCAATTTTTTCGAAGAAATACGGGTCTCTCTATTTGGACAAAAAAATCTAAATGATAATATGACAGAAGCTCAAAAATTATTAGAAATTTACACACAGCGCGACGAAGATGTCAAAAATTCTCAAAATATGAATATTATTGAAAATAATATCAATGTTATTCGTGACAATGTGACAAAACTATTGACGGTGGATAGTCGCTTTCGTCCGAATTATTTAAATTCATTGTCTACCGATTTTGACATTAACCTCCCTTATATTATCAACAACGTTACAGAAGCGAGACTCTCTGATATTGAGTTTCCAGCAACATTCTATCCGTTCCAAGAAGAATTTGAAAATAACTATATGTGGTTGAAATATACTTATAATTATAGCACATCCCCCGATACTTCTATCACCGAATACATTTATTTCTATATTGAACCGGGTAATTACTACCAAGACACATTATTAACAAACCTGCAAGAGGTGATTACCTATTATGGACTACCTATTACATTCAACCACGATTTAGATTTTGAGAATGATGGTGGTGTTGGTGATGGTACAGGTAAGTTGACGATTGAATATAGTGGTGATATCACGAATACAGCTGTCATTACTGAACTAGAATTGAATTTCAAAGCGTCCAAAATATTGGATAGTGAAAGTCTTTACAATGCTTCACATCAAATAAGTTCAACTGATGATAAAATAAGCAAATATTACAACACCGACTCGGCAATTGACCATAATCAGAGAATGGGGTGGATGTTAGGATTTCGCGACTCATTGTATACTGGGTCAACTTCTTACACAGGTGAGGGACAATTGGATATTATTGGTCCTAGGTATATTTATTTGTTAGTAAATGATTTCAATACTTCGTCTAACGTAAACTTTTTTTCAAATAGTGAAACAAGTTTATTAAGTGATAATATTTTGGGTAGAATATCATTGAAAGCCGGAGCGTTCTCAGTCCAATCGCAAAATGATTTTAGTGTTTATGGTGAACCAAGGTATTTTTTCGGTCCAGTCAATATTGACCGGCTCAGTGTAAGAGTTATTGATGAATTTGGACGGACTGTTAATTTGAACGGGATGGATTTCTCTTTTTCTATTCAAATGACCGTCAAACACAACGTTTCAAAAGTAAGTTAATTTGGTTTTAAATATGTGATAAATGCTCTTGTCTTTATAGTATGTTTTGTAATTTGTGTATTTCTTAAGATGGTATAATAATTTGTCTTCATTTTCACAATTTGTATTAAGATTGCTCCATGGCAATGGTTTCAGACCAAACAAGAAACATACAATATAAAAACAAGAAATAAAGTCGTCTTTTTTCCGATAATTGTATTTTTGGAGATGTGTATTATAACTGGAAAACAAAATACTTCCGATCCTTTTATTGTATACTTTGTCACTTAGTTTAGTAGCGAACCCCAAATCAATCAGGTAAATTTCATTGTGTTTAACCATGATATTATCTGGTTTCAAATCGCGATGAACATATCCACAGTCATGGAATTTTGCCACAATATAAGCAAGTTTTTCAAAGATAAGTTTCGGTGTAAATTGTGATTCTTGGTTTTCGCTTCCACATTTTACATAACTTTCCAAATTACACGATATATAATCCATTACAATATAATTGCGCTTATCGATAATTCCAAAAGATTTAATATTGACAAAACTAGAATCGTTTTGTTTCAACAAAGACAAATAAACGTTGATTTCATTTTGAATCAGCTTTTTAGAATTTTCGTCGTGGTCAAACTTAATCGCAACAAAGTTGTCTTTTGAATGATGTTTTGCTTTGTAAACATTTGAAAAGGCTCCACTTCCGATTTGCTCTATCAGTTCATATTTGTTTTGGATAAGCATGTAAATAAAAAGACAATCTTACTTGTATATCTTAAAAAGGCATAAAGCTTTAAGTCTATATAGATTGTATAAAATGGACGAGATCCGCAACTTCAAGACCTATACAAATAACAAATTTCAGTTTAGCGATTTTCAAACTGAAGCATGTTTATCGATTGTTCAAGATAAACATGTTTTAGTAACGGCTCACACTGGTTCGGGAAAAACATTGCCGGCAGAGTTTTCTATATACTACAATATCAAAGTAAAAGGGAAAAAGGTTATTTATACTTCACCAATCAAAGCGCTGAGCAATCAAAAATACAAAGAATTTTCAGCAAAATTTACTGATATTGAAGTCGGTATTTTGACGGGCGATATCAAACACAATCCCACCGCCGATTTGCTTATTGTCACAACAGAAATTCTTCAGAATCACTGTTTCAAGACCAAGAATAAAGGATTATATTTGGATTTCAATATTGATTTGGAAAACGAACTTGGAAGTGTTGTGTTCGATGAAGTCCACTATATTGATGATGTCGACCGCGGAACAGTGTGGGAACAAACAATCATTTTACTCCCAGACCATATCCCCTTTGTAATGTTATCTGCCACTATTGGTAAAAAAGAACATTTTGCGAATTGGATTTCAACTATTACAAATAAAGAAGTAACAATCTGTAGTAGTGATAAACGAGTCGTTCCTTTATTGTTTTATGAGTTTTATGCGTTGCCTGATAAATATATTAAGAATATCAAAGATAAAACCAAAAAAGAAATGTTTTTAAAAAAGACAAATACGAAACTAAATACAATCAAACAAGGAAGTAATTATAATTATAACCATTTATTACTTACCAAGAAATGTAATACTGAACTTACAAAAGACAAATTTCGGGTTCATGACAAATTTGTTATTAATGAATGTCTTGAACACTTGAAACATAATGATATGTTTCCTTGTTTACTATTTGTATTTTCAAGAAAGCAGGTTGAAAATATATCGAAACAAATATTCATTGATTTGTTTTTACCGGACGAGAAGGATTACATGATTCGCCCAGTTTTCACAAAGATGCTCGTTCAGAAGCTAGATAATTGGAAAGAATATGTCAATCTACCTGAATGCGAATTTTATATTGAATTATTGGAAAAGGGTATTGGTATCCACCACGCCGGAATGCTACCAGTTTTCAGAGAAATTATTGAGATGTTGTATGATGAAAAATATATTAAAGTGTTGATTGCGACCGAAACATTTGCAATTGGATTGAACATGCCGACGCGAACTGTCGTTTTTAATTCGCTTTTCAAGTACGATGGTAATCAAATGCGACTTCTTCAAAGTCACGAGTTCATTCAGATGGCGGGGCGAGCCGGTCGTCGTAATATTGACAAAATTGGACATGTAATTTTGCTGACAAATAATTACAAACCATTATGTGAATCAGAATATAATTCTTTGTTTCACAATAAACCCAAAGTGCTCAGTTCAAAGTTCCGTATCACGTATAATCTAATTTTAAATTATCTTGAGAATTTTACAACAAACGACTTTGTAGAAATGATTCAAAAATCTCTTATGAATACAGACATTGTAAATCAAATTGATGTTTCGAAAAAAGAGATAGTTTCTTTCAATGAAAAGATTTCTCACTTCAATGATTTGCTAGTCCCGAATATCATTGACGAGTTTCAAAATTACGACCGTTTGAAAAATAAATATGGAATGGTAAGTAATAAAGAAAAAAAACAGATCAAAAGGGAAATTCAAGCAATTGAATCAGGCAAACATTTTTCCAAATATGAATTGTATCAAAATTTCATGGAACTCGTAGGACTATTGGACAAGGAGGAAACTGTTCTTAATTACGCGTCTACATACGTTGAAACTCAAATCAATGTATTGTTTGATATATTGAAAGTAAACGGTTATGTAGATGCGTCCATGAAAGCAACGCCAATGGGAATGAATGCGTCTTATATACACGAAATACCGTGCTTGGTATTCTGCGATCTATACGGACATTGCGATAAATTTGAGAATTACAGTGAAACGCAAATCGTGTGTTTGCTCTCTTCATTTTATGAGCTAAAAGTCAAAGATGATTACAAAACGCATTATCCGAGTGTTATGAAACAAGAATTTGCATTTATTGAAGAACGATTGAATCATTATAAAGACAAAGAGTTGCCATCAGAGTTATACATTACGTGTAAATTCAATATACAATATGATTTGATTGATTATATTGAGAAATGGTTCAACGAGATCGAAACAATTGATGATACACGATTCTTCTTTCATCAATTAACAAGCGAGTTGGATATTTTTACAGGAGATTTCATTAAATGTTGCATGAAACTGGTGAATATGTGTAATGAATTGATTGTGTTTTGTGAAAATGATAATAATTATTCTTTTCTAGAAAAAATAAATAATATCCAACGCAAACTTCAAAAGAGTATTGTGTCTAATAAATCTATGTATGTGTAACTAATTCAGAGCCACAAATATTTCATCTACTTTGCCAATATAAAATGCCATTGCTACTGATTTTTCAATATCTTTGTTCATATTCCAGGCTTCCCACTTGGCGTGTTGTTTCAAACTAAACTTGGACGGTTCTTCTACATTACAACTACCAACTGTAGCCTGTTTATACATTCCATATAAATATAACAAGTCCTTGTCGCTAGGAGGTTTTACCAACGTTTTGACAAGCATACACGACATGTTGAATTTATTTTCTAAATTACTTTTGCTCATATTATTCAAAATATTTAAGTATCTTTAAATAAATATTATTTGATTAAATTTCATGAGAAAATACGCTCAAGATATAAATATTCGCTTTTTTGTTTTTTACTTTTTTTTATTTTTCATGAAATTAAATAAT